TTATTCTATAGCGACGTTCTTTTTGCTAGACATCCAGAATGGAATTAGCTCTTCTTCAGTTTTAAAAATTTGAACTTTTCCGATAAATTCAACATCGTCAAGGTTGTCTAGTGTCACTTTTTCGTCATTGGAGAAAAAGAAATCGTACTTGCCGTCTTCTCTTTGCGTGATTCTTGCAATGTACTGAGTAGAGTCTAAATGTTGAGGCAGTTCTTTAATTGGTTTAACGATGTAGATGCCTGAGCCATAAAAATAATTTAACCACTTGTAGTAACCAAGCCACATGTTTTTGCGGACCTCTGGTAATAGCGAGTCATCTGTGGCGCATGTGACTGCCCATTGTTTTTTATCATTGACGCCTAGCTTTCTGAAGAGCTTCTTCATAGCCAACATGCACTCGACATTCTTGATGTCAGAGATTTTGTCACTGCTGATTAAAGGAATCTCGACATATCGTTGTTTTTGAAGCTTGCTTTTTCTTCTGCTGATTTTCATAAATTCACCATAATTCTGAAAATAACACTCTTCAAAATATAGCGCCGTTTGTCAAAAGACGTTGAACAATCTTATTTCAGAAGCGAATAATCAAAATCTTCAACGATATGTTCTTTGAAACCCTCTGTATGCTGAATAATCGCTTTTCTTTGCTGAGCGTGATTCTTCAGATACTTATTAAATGGGTCATCAAAGTCAACCACAAAACAAATGTTAGCTTGATTTTTCTTTGCACGCAGACCCCGACCTATTCTCTGTCTTAGCGCAATCTCTGCTTTTCCTGCGCTTGCGAGAATAACCATACCGACAGCGGGAACATCAACCCCAACATCAAGAATGGTTGAGCCAAGCAAGACTTTGATTTTCCCTTCTTTAAGAAGATTAATGGCTCGTTTTCTTTCTGCTTGGTCATCAGCGCCAATAAGAAGCTCATTGGAAATGCCAAGCGCATCAAGTTTTTGCTTAAGGACTTTTCCATGAGCAATCTGCTTAAAGAGAATCATTACAGTCAAACCGTGATTGATCGCTCGTCGTGCTTCATAAATTATGGCTTGATTGCGTTCTTCATTCTCAACAATACCGATTCGATAGGCAGGTTGCCAAGATGTTTTGGGATTAAGCATCTTTGGCTTCTGCTGAAGGTGCACAAACTTAAAGTAGGGCGTTGCAAGAATCCCGCAGTCAATGAGTTGTTTTTCGGTAACGGTGATCGCAACTGGCCCAGAAGAAGCCATAAGACGCATATTCATTTCCTGCGACTCTTTCATAAACGGGGTGCCCGTTAAAGCGAGTCGATAATAAGCGTTTGTGCAGTTTTTCAGTAGCTCAAACCAACCCGACGCTGAAGATTCATGAGCTTCTTCAAGAATGACAAACTCAAAGCGCTCAAGAATGTTTTTCATAAACGCTTGACGTTTTCTTTGAGTCGCTACTTCAAGAGGGCTATCCATTGGTGTTGGCTCTTTCAGATAAGAGTGAATCGTCTGAACGGTCGCTACTGTAAATCTCTTTAGAACCTTGGAGCCATCAGCAGTCTCAAAACCGAAATTACCGTCACCAATGACAGCTACATCAATGCCAAGATTGTTTTCGACATTCTCTTTCATCTGATACATAAGAATGGAACGAGTTGTCAGAAAGAGGGTGGGTCTGTTGATTGTCGCAAAAGCAATCATGGCTGAGTTCGTTTTCCCTGAGCCTGTCGCCGCTCGGCAAATGATCTGACCATGCTTTAAGAGCTTGTCGGTCACTGTGTACTGATACTCGTATCTCGGGTCATATTCATAGTTTCCGATTTTCGGTCTCATTTTCCCAAGCGGTTTTGGTAGTGCTTTCTTGTAAAGCTGAACTTCATAACCTGCTTGTCTGAGATTAGCGGCAACGAAATAAAAGAAGCCCGCAGGGAATGTTGCTTTTGAGAAATTGAAGAAAGAAGCTGTACCGTCCCATTTGTGCAGTTTGTAGGATGTCGTTTGTTCGTAACCGTCAACCATATAGGTTAGACAGCGGTTAACTTCAAGCATCGCTTTCTTATCAGCGTCTATCAATTTTGCAGTTACGGCATTCGTAACTATTTTTATCGTGTTGTTTTTACTTGACATTTGAATAATAATACCCTTATAATACAAAGTAAGCAGTTACTTATTATTATAACTTTAATTAATGCGGAACAATTTACAAGTACAACAAGTTCCAATAGAACAGCTGACTCCGAATCCCTACAACACCAATGTTGTCTCGCCAGCTAATGAAGAGAAGATCAAAGAAAGTCTGAAGCGCTTTGGTCAGTTTAAACCCATTCTCGTAAGAGAGTTTGAAGACTCATTTGAAATCATCGGTGGAGAGCATCGCTGGAGAGCCGCTCAAGAACTTGGCTTAAAAGAAGTGTCGGTTATTAATCTTGGCGCTTTAAGTGATGAAGATGCTAAGAAAATCTCGCTGATTGATAACGGTCGTTACGGTGAAGACGACGCATTCAGACTCTCGGAATTGCTGTCCAGCTTGGGCGATATTGATGATCTCTCTACTTACATGCCCTATACCGACAAAAGTCTTGAATCCCTGTTTGCCAACAGCTCCATTGAGATTGATGACTTGGAAGTTGACGAAGAAGAGCTTGCTGAAGAAACCCCAACAGAAAAACCTGTTCGGACACATGTCGTGATGCGTTTTAAGGTGCCGATTGAAGACTCTGGAAAGATTCAGAAAATCATTGAAAGAATCATGAAGGAACAGGGCTTCACCGAGAGCGACTCGCTTACAAACGCAGGAGACGCATTGGTCTATTTATGCAATGGAAAAGAAGAATAAAAAGAGCGACAGAAAGCCGCCTGAAGTACCCAAAGAAGTCAGTGTGGACTGTTTAGAGCCGCCTGACGAATACGAAGATCGTGAAGAGATCAGAAGACTTTTCGCAGAAGAAATAGAAGAAAGAGAAAAGGAACATGAGTTCTACAACTGGAACATCACTGGCGATTGAATTTTGGCCCATTGAGAAGGTCAAGCCTTATGACAACAACGTGAAGATTCACGGAGAAGAGCAAATTCGCAAGATTGCTGAAAGCATTAAGCGGTTTGGGTTTGATCAACCTATCGTTGTTGACAAAGATGGCGTAATCATCAAAGGGCACGGACGAAGCGAAGCCGCTCGTTATCTTGGTTTAGAGAGAGTGCCTGTCTTAGTTCGCAGAGACTTAACAGATGAAGAAATCAAAGCGTCTCGAATTGCGGACAACAGAGTGGCAATTTCAGACTTTGACACTGTCGGTCTGCAAAACGAAATCGCAAGTATCGACTTAGATTTGAGCGGGATTTTTGACAAGAAAGAACTGGCGTTCTTAGAGGCTGATTTAAGCGAATTTAAGCCCGAAGCAGTTTCTGAAGACCTTTACGCAGACATTGAGGCAAAGGCTACTGAAACGCAGGAGAAGATTATTGCGACTGATAAAGCCGCAGTCAAGATTCAAGACGCCCTTGGTTTTAAAACGATTACGGGCGAACAAGAAAGAATCGTTGCTCGATTCATGGCAAGAGTCGAGGGTACTACTGAGAAAGTTGGTGCCGAAGCGTTTGTTGAATTTGCCTCTAACTACATTAAATAAAGAATGACAAAGAAGAACACTACAGCCCCTGAAATTGAATCCCTTGAAGAAGATGAAGTGGATTTCGTAAGAGCTGAACTCCCGAAGATGGTCAAAATTGGTTATCAGTATTACGAAGTCAAGAAAATTTCAGATGGCGAACATTTCTTGAAGAACATGGACGGCGAAGTATTTGGAATGACCGATTACAAGCGGGCGACAATTTACATCGACGATCAGGTCAATGAAGTTGATGAAGCCAATACTTTGTTGCATGAGATTTTGCATGCAGTTCATTTCAATCACGGTTATGGCTATAAGAACGCTCAGCCCGAATGGACTGATGAAAACTTTGTCACTTCGGGCGCAAATGGTCTTTGTCAGGTTTTCCAGGACAATCCCGAACTGGTTGGCTACTTAATGATTAATTTGCACGCTATTGACGCTAACAGTCTGAAGCTTTATTCCGACAATAAAAGCGTTCAGTAAGCAAGATGAGTATCCAGAGACAAGATATGGCAGAAAGAACTTATCTCATCAACAAACATTTTTCGACCGAAGTGGAGAGAACCGAAAGAGTGCTTGAAATTGCAGAAGCTTTTGGTCTCGGCCTGGATGAAAAAGACTTTGTTGTTTTTGACAATTTGGAATTGAAGCTGAGAGACGGTGATGTGATTTACATTACTGGACAGTCAGGCTCTGGAAAATCAACAATTTTGAATGAGCTGAAAAAGCTCATGACTCAGGACGGTCTCAAGGTAGCGGACATCGACAAAACCTTGATGACCGATCAACCGATCATCGATCAACTTTGTCCAACCGTCAGTGAAGCGCTCCAGATTTTCTCTCTGGTTGGCTTGTCAGACGCTAATCTCTATTTGAGAAAACCAAAGGAACTTTCTGACGGACAACGCTATCGACTCAAATTGGCCAAATTGATCGAGTCAGGGGCGCAGGTGTGGTTTGCGGATGAGTTCTTAGCGGTACTTGATCGAGTCACAGCGAAAAATATCGCCTTCAATTTGCAAAAAATTGCTCGCAAATGTGGTGCGACTTTGATTGTTGCCACCACGCATACCGATTTGGTTGATGACCTCGCCCCTGACATCTATATCTTGAAGCGTTATCGAGAGCGAATTGATATTCAAAACGTTCACGATGACGAATATAAAAAAGTAGAAAGTGAATTTGATGACAAATAAGAAGATTTACGTGTTCACAAGTGTGACGTGTTCCCCATGTCGAACACTTAAACCCTTAATTACGGATTATGCCAATCTCAATGATGTTCCGCTGACGATTTTTGACATGGATGCGAACAGAGAAGAGTTTCTTGCACATAACGTTCGGGGCGTACCCACCATTCTGGTAATGGAAAACGACAAAGAAGTTGATCGTGTAATCGGTCATCAGACCTATTCCTCGATTGATCAGCTTTTTAAGAAGTGGAATTTAGTCAATGAACTATAAAGAATACGTTTCGTCATTCATAGAGATAGCGGAGGGTGTTAGTCCTATGACTAATTTTTTTGTTTGGCTGGCATTCCCGCTGGCGCTACTGGTTTTAACCGCATTCATCATTTTAAGAACGATTGGCGCTTTCTTTGTTTTTGCGCTTGCCTGGCTACTCGTCCCACCATATGTACTTTTTCGGTGTGTTAGAAGGTTCGTATGATTTTGCTTGATAACTCCGACGCATTTATTGAAAGACGAAAGGTGCCTGAGCATCCTCGTTTGTCGCTGATAGATCACATTTACGTTGAAAGGGGCGACATAAACGATTGGAATGAACTTCATGCTTTGCACTACAAAGCTGAAGTCTTGGGCATTGGTCCTCGCTTTTACCGCTGTATGCTTGGCGATCAGCTTATCGGCGTTGGAGTTATGACGGTTCCTCGCATGACACTTGCAGGGCGTAACGAGTTGTTTACGCATCTCAAGCCCAACGCAAACGGAAGAGACAATCGACTGATTAACCGACATAGAGCAATTTGGATTAATCATCACACGTGTACTAATTCCCGATTGGTTTTGGACACTATGTATCGTGGTGTGGGCATTGCTTATAGAATGCAGAACATCATGATGCGCATGACTGGCGTGGACTTTGTTGAGTTTCAGAGTTCAATGTCTCGTTTTAATCCCTTTGCTCAGAAAGCGGGAGTTGTATTTGCGCCGCCCAAGAGAACGTCCAATTACGAAGCTGGACTGAAGTGGTTTAGACGCTGGTTTAACTGCATTCCTGCTGATTTTGTCGCCGTGTATCAAGAACTCAATGAGATGAACGAGTTTGAGCGAGCAAAGTGCATTGAAGAGATGCGAACCTTTTATTACAAGCATTCTTCAATGGAAAAGAATGGGGACAACCGCTTGCGTGGCAGAACAAGAGTTGACTCTTTGAAGGTTGCTAAATTAATCAAAAACACCCAACAGTTGGTTTTCGCTTTTCCTCTGTATGGAGTTTACTTTAATCCTGATAAGGGAAGAACTGACCTCCCTGAAAGAATCCCAATTTCCGCCTTTGACCATCATCGCCTGGACGAGCCTTTAGACCTTGAGGTTCTAAAGACTTTAACGGAGAAGCTCTGATGCTTTTCATGCACCTTACCGAAAAACAGAAGGTGATAATTGAAACCATTCAGCAGTTCAAGAAAGAGAATGGAAGACCGCCCTATAAAAAGGAGCTGGCAGAAGCGCTTCCCTGGAAGCCAACGATTCACGCGCTTGCTTTTTCTGTTCGGTATTTGATTAAAAGGCTTTGTTTAACCAAAATTCCAGTTCCAGAAGGGGTGAAAATTGCTCGAATCAATTTTCAAGAAAGTCAGTGTCAGCTTATTGACGTTACTCCTTATGGCGAACATTGTTATGCGAATATGGGATTTGCATATGAAGAAAAAGCGACAGAAGAACAAGCTAAGAAGTTTATTTTTTCTCAAGAGGAGAGTGAACTTTTAGATCTGATCGACGATGTTGAAATTTCTTAGGGTTCTAAGAAAGAAGAGACACTGAATAACAACAATAAGAAATGGAAGTCGAAGAAAAAGAAACTAAAGAGACGACAAAATCAAAGTCGTCGTCAAGAAGTCTAAACGCCTCTCAAAAGAGACGACTGCGGGCTTTGTACGACACTGGCGAATTTACTGCCGCAGACATAGCGAAAGAACTTGGAGTAGATCGCCCAGTGGTGGACTCATATATCAAAAATCATGGCTTGATTAAGGGCGCAAGAGCTGATGAAGTTCAAAAGTCAGCCATGAACAAAGCAAAAACCATGGCTGAACAGGAAGCCACCCTGGTTGCTTCTCGCATTCGTGAAACCAAGGAAGAGCATTACAAAATGTCCATGGGTCTTGCAAAGCTTACTTGGTCTGAAGTAGCGCTTTGCAAACAAAACGGAAAGCCTTTTTCAACAATTGCGGCAAACTTGAAAGCCTTGGAGTTGGCCGCAAAAACCCTTGCAGTAACAAGGGCTGAACGCTGGACAGTGCTCGGTCTTGATAAAGATGATAAGAATACTGATGCACTGCCAGAACTTGTGCTGACTGAACTGACCGCAGATCAGATTGAGCAGATTAGAAATTATCAGGAAGAAGATTCGCTTGAACTGCCTGATGAAGAACTGAACAAACAATTTGCTCAGAGAAATAGCAATCTTATAGACACACAAGCACCTGACGACATCATAGGTGACGAAGAATGACAGAAGAAGAACTGAAGGTCAAGGAAGAAGAACTCAAGCAGAAAGAAATGGAGCTGGCTAAGAAAGAAGAAAAGAGAGTACTACTAGAGAAGTTGGACAGAATAGAACGTGACCTAAGAGCGTATGAGGCATATCTTTACTCTTGTTCTTACTCCCGTTCTCGTTCTAAGAGAGATTCGCTATTTGGTGAGTTTGTTGAGACGATAACGTATCCATTCAAGGGTGTTTTTTGATGGGTAAAGAAAAGCGAAGAATTAGTCTTTCACTTCATCCCAAACAGATGGAGGTTTATCAAGACACCCATCGTTTTAGGGTTGTGGTGGCGGGAAGAAGATGGGGCAAGTCGTACCTTTCTCGTATGGAAATGATTGCCCATGCAACTAAACCCAATCAGAAAATTTGGTATGTGGCTCCGACTTATCGAATGGCTAAGCAAATTATGTGGGGAGACCTTCTTGACGCTTTGCCCAAAGATTGGATTTTAAGAATGAATGAAACCAATATGATGGTGGAGCTTGTCAACGGTTCAAAAATTGAATTGAAGGGCGCAGATAAGCCAGATTCGCTTCGAGGTGTCGGCTTACACGGATTGATTCTTGACGAGTATCAAGATATGCGAGAAGAGACCTGGACTCAGGTTCTTCGTCCAACGTTAGCCGATAAAAAGGGGTGGTGTTTATTTATTGGAACTCCAAAAAGTTACAACGTTCTTTATAAGGCCTACAAATTAGGTCAGCCTGGAGGCGCCAAGGATTGGAAGTCTTGGCAGTTTCCCACCCTCACTTCTCCGTTTATTCCGTTAGCAGAGTTAGAAGCGGCCAAAAAAGATATGGACGAGAAGTCATTTCGTCAAGAATTTTTGGCTTGTCACCTCCCCAATACTAAAGTTCAACTTTGGGATGGCGGAAGCAAAGCAATTAAAGACGTTGAGAAGTGGGACGAACTTGTTCACCTTCAGGATGATGGCAGAAGAGTACCTTGCTATGTGACGGCTGTCGGCGTGACTGGCTCGAAGAAGATTATTTCAGCCGTTCTTGAAACAGGTGAAGTTGTTCGAGCAAGTGCCCATCACAAATTTAAGTTTGCGAATGAAGAGGTGAGGTTTGACGTTCTGAATAACATTGAGCGAAATCCTGTTATTTGGAGACCAACGACTCCTGAAGAGCACTATGCCGCCTTAGTTGGCTACAACACTGGCGACGGTACCTTGGTAGAAAAGACTGACCGTTACACCAAAGCTAACGGAGAAGTGAGCGAATATCATCGTTTAGGCGGAGCTTTTTATAGCAACGTTGAAAGTGATTTAGACAAGATTCTTCAGAGCTTAAATTATGTTGGTTTAGCCATAGGCGCAACGGTTTGTATGAAGAAGACTAAGCTTGAACGTGATTGCGGTTATCAGATTCAAATTAGTCAGTCTGATTCTGCAAGGCTCGTTAGTCTTGGCGCTCCGTTGGGCAAGAAGACGGCTCAGGTATTCGACGTTCCCGAATGGATTAAGAACGGAACAAAGGGTATTAAGAGAGCATATCTTGGTGCGCTTTTTGGAGCAGAAGGCGCAACACCTACAGTTTTAGGAGCATGTACAAAGAAGGGCCGACAGCCTTGTTTAATGATGGCCAAATTAAAGGGCGTTGACGGAATGACGTTCTTCAAGAGTTTGCAGAACTTGGCGAAAGATTTGGGAATTGAGACAACGGTTACTATCAACAATGTTCCAAGCTGTAAAACACATACGAATTACGTTCTCAGAATTGCTTCCAACAGCATCTTAGATTTCTATGAGAACGTTTCGTTTGTGTATTGTGATGAAAAAGCCAAATTAGGGTGGTTGTTCTCTCAATACATTCGAGCCGAAAAATGTATGGCTCAAAGTCGTATTGATACTGTTTTACAGGGAGTCGAAAAAGGCGAGACTTTTAGGGACATCGGCAAGAGACTTGGTTTGACGTATTCAGGCGCTAGCGCCCTGTATAACCGAATTAAAGCGGGTCGCAAAATTAACGCAGGTCACTCTTTCCCTGCCATTAGTGAATGGTTAAAGACAAGATGGTCTGAAGAAAGACAACTGCTGAGACTTGAAATTCTTGACAAGAAACTCTCAGAAGAACAAGAAGTCTGGAACATTACAGTCGATAGTCCAGATCATTCTTATCTGTTAGCTGATGGGACGAACAACTTCAATTCTTTTGAATCTATGGCGGGGCGTGTTTACTACCCGTTTTCCCGTGCAGTGCACATTAGACGATGCCCGTTTAATCCAGGTTTGCCGATTTGGGTTGGCATGGACTTCAATATTGACCCAATGTCTACTGTAATTCTTCAGCCTCAAGCAAATGGAGAACTTTGGGCCGTAGGCGAAATCGTGAAAATCGCATCGAATACAGAAGAAATGGCTCAGGCTATTGAGCAGAAGTATTACCGTTGGCAAGACAGAATTACTCTATACCCTGACCCTGCGGGCGGCGCAAGACAGCATGCACGAGGTGAAACTGATATTGATATTCTCAGGGAACATGGCTTTGATCGAATCAAATATCGCAGACAGCATCCGCCGATTGCGGACAGAGTGAACTGCGTAAACCGAATGCTTATGAGTGCAGAGGGAAAGATTCGTTTGTTTGTTGACCCGTCCTGCACGCACTTAATTAATGCTCTCGAACAAACACTTTATATCGAGGGTTCAAGAGATATTGATAAATCGGCCAACATTGAACACTGTGCTGATGCCCTCGGATATGCGATTGAAATCGAGTATCCGCTCAAGAAACTTAAAGTTGCTGGCTATTCTAGGTAAAAATGACTAATAATTTTGAACAAGCTGGAAGCGTAACTTACATTGACCCGCAAGCTACGACAACCAACGAAAATAATCCTTATAAGCGTCTCATTTCCCGAAGACATCCTCAGTACGAAGAAAGACTGATTGACTGGAACTTCTTTGAAGACACGTACCACGGTGGTAGAAAGTGGTTTGAAGACAATATCTTCAAATACATCAAAGAGGGCACAAAAGACTTTGAAGATCGACAGGAAAGGGCCTATAGATTCAACCACTCTCGTGAAGTGGTGGATTTGGTCACAAAGTATCTGTTCAAGCAGAATGTCGATCGAAGCGAAGATGCTCCCGAATGTGTGAAGCACTTTTGGAAGAAATCGACAAAATTTGGCGCAGATATCAACGATTTGGCAAAGCAGGTTGCTAAGAATACGTCAATTTACGGGCGCATTGGTATCGTCATCGATAACGAGAGCGTTACTGAGGGCGTTTTGTCTAAGGCTGATGAAAGAAAGAACGAGGTTCATCCCTATGCATACATCGTCACGCCGCAACAGATGCTTGACTATTCTTTTGATAATACGGGCGAATTGCGTTGGATTTTGATTCGTGAAGCGGTTCGTGATGACGACGACCCGTTTAAGTCCAGCGGCGAAGAAAGCTTTCAATATCGTCTATGGACAAAAGAAGCCTGGATGCTGTTTTCAACCAATAAACGTGGCGCAGTTGAGCTGATCGATCAGGGAAGTCACAATTTGGGCATGGTCCCTGTAGTTCTTGCCGACAATCTTTTGTCTGACGAAGAATACGGCTCTCCAAGTATGCTGAATGACATTGCGTTCTTAGATAGGGCTACCGCCAACTATCTGTCGAACTTGGACGCTATCATTCAAGATCAGACCTTCTCTCAGTTAATCATGCCGACTTCGGCAATCGGCGCAGATCAAGAAGCGCAAGACAAACTAATTGAAATGGGCACTAAGAGAATCTTCACGTATGTTACGGATGGTTCTTCTAAAGCCCCTGAATACATTTCTCCTGACCCTAAACAGGCTCAGTTGATTTTAGAAGTTGTGAATCGCATTGTCAGCGAGATTTATCACACTGTAGGTCTCTCAAGCGAAAGAACGAACAAAGACAATGCGGTGAGTAAAGATAACAGTTCAGGCGTGGCGAAAGCATACGACTTTGAACGTGTGAATGCCTTGCTTACAGCAAAGGCGGACAGTCTTGAAGTGATTGAAAACAAGATTGTCAAAATTGTGGCACTTTGGTGCGGTGAAGCAGTTGACAGCGAGGCTAGCGACCACAAGAGAATCGTGTGCTATCCCGACAATTTTGATACTCGTGGACTTTATGACGAGTTCGACATTGCCTCTCGCTTGATGCTGATTGATGCTCCTGACACCTTGCGGCGTGAGCAGATGCGCTCATTGATTACAAAACTGTTCCCCCTCTTGAAGAAGGAAGTGAGAAATAAAATCGAAAGCGAGTTAAAAGAATGGCCGCTTTCCGTTGAAGATTTGATGAACAACTCTCCAACACTCAGAACAGCTTCTAATAATTTAAGAGACCCGACGCACACCATCTATAAGACTCAGAGCGGAAGAGGTGATGCGACGAGAGATGCAGACGGTTCTGCAATTGATGAAAAACGTCCCATAGCCAATAGGCGTCAAGGGCAAGTTACCAAAGATACTGAATAACAAAAAGTCGAAGAGAATCGACAAGGAAAACAATGACTACAAAATTTAAGATTTTTGCTGGAAGCGACGGTACTTCCTCTGAAACAACAGTTTCTGAAACTCAGAATGCGCAGACTACAGTTGAGGAAGCTCAGTCTGCCAAACAGGAAAAGCCTGTTAAGGTTGACGAAACCAAAAAAACTGATGAACAGAAGCATGGCATGAGCGAAGCCGATCATAAACTTCTCAAAGACATCATGAAGAAGAAAGAGGAGCTGACCTCTGCTAAGGCTGAGATTGCTGAACTCAAGAAGACTGTTGAAGCAATTGAAAGTCTCGGTGGCTTGGAAAAACTCGCAAGCATGATTCATGCAGAGGAAGACAAGCAGAAGAAAGAACTCGAAGCGAAAGGCGAATGGGATAAACTCAAAAAACAGATGAGCGAAGACCACGCCAAAGCAATGGGCGAAATTCAGAAAAAGCTCAGCGAAGTCAGTGCTCAGTACGAATCCAGTCAGAAACAGATTGTTGAGCTGACTATCGGCGCTCAGTTCAACAACTCTCAGTACATCGCTAAAGAACTTGTTTTGACACCGAGCAAAACACGCATTGTCTATGGCGAATACTTTGATCTGGTTGACGGTCAGGTTGTCGGCTACGACAAACCTCGCGGACAGAAGGGACGCACCGCTTACATTGATCAGTATGGGAACAATCTTCCATTTGATGCGGCATTGGCTAAGATTGTTGAAGCCGACCCCGATGCAGAATCTATGATGAAATCGAAAATGAAAGCTGGCGCAGGTTCTTCTTCAAAGATGAGTTCTGCTGTACCACCTCAGCAGGGAACAACTGCACAGGATAAGATTCTTAAGGGTCTTAGCTTAATTAAATAAATTTTGTTTAAAATCAACTATACCACTTGACAAATTAAATGTTTTGTGGTATAGTTACCCTATAATTATGCTGACGCATAATTCTTTCACACAGGGTCTACTTCTGAACGGATTTAGACCACAGTCTGTTCAGGTGTTGACCCTGAAAAATCAGTCTCGACCTAAAGCGAAATAGGCAAAGACCAAACAAGTCTTTTTAAGGAAAATAATAAAAATGCCTTTACTTCGTGCTGAGTCCGAAAAGCTTTCTAATAATCAGCTTATTTCTGGCGTAATTGACGAAATTATTGAACGGGACGATCTTTTCTCCGTTCTTCCTTTTACTCGTGTTAACGGCAAGGCTTATGTCTACAACCGTGAAAACACACTTGCTGGCGCAGATTGGTTAGACCCAAATGAAGTCGTGAACGAATCTGCTTCTACATTCACTGAAGTTGTTGCCAAACTTCGTATTCTGATTGGCGACGTTGACGTGGATAAATTCCTTCAGACAACACAGTCTGATCACAATAATCAGCTTGCCATTCAGATTGCTAAGAAGGCAAAAGGTATGGGTCGTGAATTCAGCAAGGTGCTGATTCAGGGCGACTCTGCCGTTAACGCAAAACAGTTTGACGGCGTGGCAAAACTCGTTACATCCGATCAGACAATTGACGGTAAAGCCTCTGCTCTTAACTTTGCAATGCTTGACGAACTTCTGGATAAAGTACCGAATGGTGCGGATATTCTGGTTATGAACCGTCCGACAATTCGTGCTTATCGTCAGATTCTTCGTGCTACTTCTGGCACTGACGCTGTAATGCAGATGCTTCCTGCTTTCGGTCATCCGATGCTGGTTCATCAGGGAATGCCGATTCTCATGAACGAGTTTATCCCGATGGGCGAAGACGGAACTTGCCAGATTTATGCCATTCGCGCAAACGAACTGGATGGTCTCCATGGTCTGTTTGGTGGCGATAACGCTGGTATCGTCGTTGAAAATCTTGGCACTGTTCAGAACAAAGACGCTATTCGTACACGTCTGAAATGGTATTGCGGCCTTGCTCTTAAGTCCACTAAGAGTCTTGCCTGCCTTAAGAACGTTCAGATCGGCGCTGGCGCCTAACGTTTAAGAAGTTATCCAATGAAAAGGGCGGGAAACTTCCCGCCTTTATTTGAATGAGCAGTATGAAACTGAAACTGACGCAAGATGGTCTGAAAAACTATACAGGTCATCTTTTAACCATTCCCTTTGTAAAAGGCGTATCCGCTAGAGACGTCACTCAGAACGAAGCAGTGAAACTCTCGGCGATTATGTCTTGCGCTTGGGAAGACGATTCTAAAGTTTCTCGTATTGTTGATAACTCAGCAATTCAAGCTCCAATTGGACGTGTAACTGCCGATGTGTTTGTAAGAACAGAAGTTGTTGGCGGCAATGATGCGGAACACCCCGTGTTTATTCGTCATGAAGAAAAACCGAAAGAAGCAACGACAAAGACGGTTGTTGAAGTTCTGCCTCCTGCTGAAGAAGTTCCTGAAGTGATTGTTCGTTACACACGTGAAGAGCTGGAAGAAATTGCTGACAAAAAGGGCATTAACGGCTTAAGAGATATTGCCGCCCCGTTAGGCATTCGAGATACCTCTATCAGAAAACTTCTTGACAAAATATACGCTGTAGCTGGCAAAGAATGAACGTATACATCTCGGGAAACACAGTTGAGTCTGTCATCGCATTAGAAGATGACGCAGGAAACCCAATTGTCGGAGTAAAGTCGGTTGTTTATCGAATTATTGATTCGGAAAACAATGAGCTTCTTGGTCCGATGATTTATGTTCCTGATGGCGAAGACTATCCCGAGCCTGTAGAGCCAGTTGAGCCTGAAGAACCCGAAGAGCCTGAGGAACCAACAGAACCTACAGAGCCTGAAGAGTCTACAGAACCCGAAGAACCCTCAGAAGACATTTCTGCTCAAAGCGACGAAGTTGAAGTAGATGAGACGGAAGATGCGGGTGACGAAGAGCCTCCTTTGGAAGACGAACCAACAGAAGATGAGCCTGTAGAAGAGCCTGAAGACATCTCTGAAGTAGTCATTCTTACTGACGGCGAAATTAACACTCTGGCAGAAGAAGTGTGTCGTGATATCCGAATCATTTGTCTCAAAGTTACGACAGAAAGCGGTGGCGTTCTCAATCTCGAATATGTATATGGACTGACCGTTGCTGACCCGCTTGTTGTCGGCGTGAACTCTTTCATGACTTATCGTCAAGCTCAGAGACTGGCAATGGATATGTCAAAGCTCAGCAATTGGGATTTGATGCCGCAGAGTCAGAGAATCTCGGCCTTGATGGAAGCTAAAGCTCATATTTGCAGACTGAATTTCAACTTCGGAACTGTACAGCTTGATATGTCCAAACAAGATTATGTCGTTCAAGCCGCAGGGAAACCGAGATCAGTCAAAGTTGGTGACATTTTCGGAGTCTATGGCGACTCAGTAAAACTTGAAGATTTAGAGCCTGAAGACTTTGAAAAGCTCCCGCAGAAGTTCAAAGATGCTTTGATGAAAGCTCAACTTGCAGAAGCGGACGACGTATTGACGGTTGATTCAATTGCAGATAGAAGGCGACAGGGTTTAATTCTTGAAACTATCGGCGAAGTAAAACAGATGTTCTCAAGTGTACTTCCAGCTCAGACGGCAGTTTCTTCTCGTGCAATGAGCTACTTGGCCCGCTACTTATCAACAGGCAAAAAACTTGGAAGAAGTTAATGACAGATAAAATTCTTGGTGTCTACTTTCCTAAAGACGCAGATTTGTATGCTCAGAGACAAACAAACATTTATGAGCAGTTTTTAAAATCACTTGAGGCGGTGATTTTCAGCATTCGTGGCTCGAATGTTCCCATTACTCCAAGCGTCATTAAGAAAGCAGAAATCGAATTTGAGCAGAGAAAACAAGTTGCTCTTGATTTGCTAACTGAAGGTGATTTACTGTATCCATTTGAAGACGCAAAGGACTTAGAAACGCTGTATGAGCAGGAAAATAGGTTCTTTGAAGCAAATAAAGCGACGTTTCTTAGCGCATTAAAATTTGGCAGTCTTGATATTTACCATCTCTTTGAGGCCCACGGCGGTTTCGGGCTTTTAGCTCAGCAAAGATCAACAGAAATTAAATGGACGATTAGAAGCAAAAGAGGGGCAAGACTTGACGCTTGTCGAGCCTTCTATGTCAACCATAGAGATTTTGCCTATCAGACGTTTCTCGATATGATTGTTGAGGAAAATCCAGAAGCGAAATTGTTCACGGTCGACCTTGCATCTGCCCCTTTTGAAAAGACCGCAATTAAACGTACTGACTTGAAAGATAGAGACAGCGTTATTCGTAAACTTGTCTTTCATGTCGGTTCAAATAACTGGATTGCAGGAGCAAAGTAATGACGCTTTTTGTTCCGAATCAACGTTGCATCATTGTGAAGATGGGCGCAATGGACATTTACGGGCAAAAACACGTCGAGCGAAGAATCACAGAAAACTGTGCAATTCTCAAAGCAAAAAAGAATTCAACAAAATCCTCAGTGCGAGCAGATTCTTCAGCTTCACGAGGTAACGCCCAAGAAATTACAGCCGACTATTGGTTAATTCTTGAAAAAGATACCGAGGCTGACATTGATGATCTGATTGAGTTTAAAGGACTTCGATTAAAAATTATTGGGTTGCACGTTCGCTTTAGTATTCGTGGCGAACACGATCATACTGAAGCGCTTTGCAAAATTTGGAACGAAGCAGACGATGATTGATTTTTTAGCCCTCGCTGAAAGAATGGAAGAGAAAGGATGTGGAAAGTGCGCAAAAGACATTTTTGTAGACACTTTGCCCTCAGACTCATCCACTGGCACCGTTCTGCGTTCATCAATTTCAGGCGATAAGATTGATTATGAGCTTCCAGGTTTCATGAAAGCGACTTTTCGTCTCATTGTCAGAGCGGCGAATCATGCAGTTGGACAAGAGATGCTCCAAAAGGCAACTGATTCGTTGTACATCGAGCAACCGACAGTGGTTGGCAATATGAACGTTCGTATCTGCCGACCTATCACGTCGCCGATGGTCTTTCCTTTGTCAAACGGTAATTTGCGTGAATTTTCAGTGAACATGCGAATTATCTATGACGAAATTTCTTCAGAAGAAGAAAACAACTCTATTTCAACAACTAAGATAAAAAGAAGAAAAAATGGCAAGTAATACAAAAAATGTAAAACTTGGCGTGTGCCGTGTTTACTTCGGAGACAAAGAAGAAGACTTGGGCTATACGAAAGGCGGCGTGGACGTTTCTATTGCAACAGAAACTCATGAAGTAACCGTCGATCAGCTCGGCAATACACCAATTAACGAATACATCACGGCTCGTACCGCAGAAGTGACAGTCCCTCTGGCGGAAACAACTCTGGAAAACGCAGTCAAAATTATGCCTGGTGCTCAGCTTTTAACTGACGCTGAAGACACAACTAAGCGCTACGTTGATGTGCCGACTGGCACAGGTCTTTCTCTGATGGATTATGCTCAGAGACTTCGTCTGCATCCAATTGCAAACGCAGACGACAATCGTGAAGATGATTTAATCATCTATCGTGCCGCTACTCCTGGCCAGATGGATTACAGCTACAACCTTGACGAAGAACGCATCTTCTCTTGCACATTTAAAGCTTATCCTGATGAAGAAGGTAAGCTCTTTGCAATGGGCGATGTTACCGCTATGGCCAGCGGTCAGACTCCTCCTGATGAGGGCTCTGAAAATTTTAACCCTGCCGCCACTTACACAACACCTGTCAATAATGTTTTTGCCGCTATTCTTCACGATGCTTCTGAAACAGTAGCGGATGAAAACCTTTGTACTGACTATGCAGTGAGTGCTAAGAGTGATGGCGGCAAGCAGGTTAAAGTTGAAATTACCGCTAATGATCTAGTCAATCATGAAAACGGTCAGAACAGACTCGGTCACTGGGTTGGATTTGCGCTGGTTGCTCCTGACGGAGTAGATGGCTTTAAGTATGCTAAGGGGGCTAAAGCGACACTTGGTGGCGTAAATGCCCTTGAAGACAACGTTTACAACGGTGAACAGGGCTTCACAATGTACGTCGATCATACTGAAAACGGTATGGCGGACGTTGTTATTCAGCTTCAGTGGACTAAGGGCGGCGAAGATGAAGGTGATTTGACGTATTACGTCATTGACACTTCAAAGGTTGTTAACGCTTAAGTATGGCAAAGGCTCCTAAATATACTGGCAGTAGAGGAAGCAATCCCTATAAAAATCAGAAGGGTTGGGAGTCTTTGTATTTAACAATAGAGCGTCTCGAAAGCGACACGACTCGCACTGCTCGTGCACAACTTGAAAGCGAAGCCAAGAAAGTTGCAAAGATGGCTAAAAGAATGGCGCCAGTAGATGAATACAATCTTGAAGACGCCATTACTTTTCAGTCTGTTGGTCAGGGTGCTTATGGCAAACAAGGCCGAGATTCGAAAAGCAGATTTAATAAAAATGCCTGGACTATCGGCGTTGATATCAATGCCATGGCAGGAAACAAAAGAGTGGGCGACTACGCAATGCTTGTGCATGAGTATCTGCCATGGGGAACAACTGAAAAATGGCCAATGCCTGGCACAAATAAGCTCTGGGGTTTAGGTCCTAAATCTCTGGCCAAGCAAGCATCCAGTGGTATCGATGTCGGTGGCGCTTTTATGTATCGGGCGATGGAAGAGGTTAACGAGAGCGGTCTAATCAAAAGACGTGTTGTCGAAGCCATTGAAAAAACCATTGAGAGATTTGTCATTATGAAAAAGCAGAAACGCTTTTAGTTGACAATCACCCTTTTATCCATTAAAATAAGTAATCATTTACTTAAAATAGCTTTACATAATAACAATAATGGCTGGTTCATCTGATGTAAGAAACATCAAGTTAGGCGTTTGTCGAGTAATGTTCGGAGGCGTTGACTTGGGATATACCAAGGGCGGTGTGGATGTTTCTATCACTACTGAAACACACGAGGTAAATGTCGATCAATACGGTGACACGCCAGTCAACGATTTCATTACATCTCGAAGAGTTCAAGTAACAGTCCCTCTTGCAGAAACAACTCTGGAGAATGCCATTCAGATTATGCCTGGCGCTTCTTTGGTAGTTGATCTTGAAGATACCTCAAAAAGAAGAATTGAAGTCCCTACGGCATCAGGCACAAGCATGTTGGACATTGCAAAAGAATTAGTTCTGCATCCCGTAACAAACGAAACATGGGAAAGAGAGGACGATTTTGTTCTGTACAAGTGTGCAACTTCGGGCACTGTTGAATTTAGCTACAAACATGATGAGGAAAAGATTTTTCCCGTCACGTTCAAAGGTTATACCGATGACAGAGGCAGGTTATTTGCCATGGGAGATATTACTGCCACTGCATAGTGTTATGTGCGGATTGCGATAATAAGAAAGAAAAGGGCAATCTGCGCATTTTCTTAATCTCACCTTTTCAAAAACAATGACAAAACTTTTAAACATTGACACAATTGCTCCTCTTGTAAAAAAAGAGATCATTCTGAATAGAAAAAAATATGCTGTAAAAGCAACTAGCGTGCAGCTTTTCTTAGAAATCGCCGAGTTTGAAAAACAGACTGCAAATATTGACACGGTTCAAGAACAGATTGGAGCAATGATTGCTTTAATTAGAAAGTTTATTCCCGACATTTCCGAAGAAGTTCTGTTGCAAGCATCAGCTGTCCAGTTAGGAACAATCATTCGTTTTATTAGAAACGACGCTGACGAAGAATCGACCGAAGATGAAAAGGTTGAGGCCGAAGCAAAAGAAGGTACGACTGAAGCGGGAAAGTAACAACACCGACAATTGAAAGTATCGATTTCGGATACTTCTTTTGTCGGGTGATGCACTTCTATGGAATCGGCTATAAGGAATTGCTTTCCTTGCCGATTCGTTTTTTTTGGACGCTAGTTTCAAATATCGAAAGAATTCAAGCCTCTTTTGATGTTCGGAGTTTGAGCATTCAGCATGTTGCGGTGGCAACGGGCATGGCAGGAGGAGAAGGGGTCAAGCAATTAAGGGATAGCCTCGTGCTTCAAATTGGTGAAGTTCAAAAAGTAAAAATTGACCCAATGAGTGAGCGTTTGAATCGTAATCAGATTGATGACTTGAAACGCACTATTCGCAGACAAAACAAAAATAATAAAAAATAGGCGAGCAAATGGCGCAAATTGATTCTCTGACAATTTCTCTTGGACTTGACGCTTCGCAATTTAAAAACGAAACCAAAAGCTCCAAACAGAAAGTTGCTGAACTAACAGACGAGTTTAAAAAGGTTCAAAAGGCTGGACAAGAAGCGGCAGACAACTTGAGCTCGCATTTTAGTAAGACAGCTAAGCAAGTTGAAGCGTCGGCAAAAAGAATCAAGAAAGAGTTTGAGAATGTCCGAGAGGGGACATTAGATACAACTGTTCAAAATCTTCAAGTTGTTTACGCTCATGGCCGAAAGACAAACCCATACCTAAAGGGCGGTGCTAAAAAATCTCTTCTGCGAATGGACGACGATAAGTCGCTCGCAAGAATGAAAGAGCTTGTTGACAGTCTGAAAGGGGGATACGCTAGTTTTGCTGGGCAAAGCGCAGAAATATTAGCAAAAGCCAAAGGGGTTACTACTGAGTATAAGAAGCAGAGACAGCAACAGTTAGCTCAATTACAGCTCTTCGACGACATTCAAAAGAAAGAAAAAGAGCGTAAGAAGCTGATGGCTGAAATTAGACAAGATCAAGAAGCCATCAACAAAATTCGCTCTGTAACGCCCAAATATGCTAATCGAGCCGATTATCAAAAACTCGAAAAGAGACTGTTAGCTAATCAGAGACAGCTTGCAACCGAAACTGCCTACATCGACAATATAAAAAAGTCCAACGAATATCAAGTTGGACGCCTATTGGCGAAACATTTTGGGGTTCGGTACCTTTCTGAACAGGAAATTGCTCAAGCAAGACTTGTTGAGGAAAATAAGAAAGCTGGCAAGCCTTATACCCCGCTCAGCAAGAAAATCGAAGAAAAAATTCGAGGTCTGGGTTCTGTCCAAAACTTACAGTCTGGAATTCTTGGTTTTAAAAACGAAGAAGCGGCAAAAGGTTTCGCTCTTACAAGCGCTATTCTTTTAGACAATCAAAAGCAGAGCGTCAGATTACAAAAGCAAGCTGAGATAAGCCAAAAAAAACTAGCAAAAGAGCAAAGACAGGAGTTGCGTGACCAACAGCTCAAAACTAAAGAGCAGGAAAAACAGCTGAGACTGTTAGAGCGTCAGCGCTACTATCTGCAACGCGACATTCATCATGGCTTGTCTGATTTGCTGATGTATGGCGGTGGAGCTTTTCTCGGAGATAGAGTTCTTAGAGGCTCTTTTGATTCTGTAGCAAAACTTCAAAAAATGGAGTCCCAAGTTGACACTTGGAACTTAAATACAAAAGACAGAAGACAGTTTGATGTTATTGCCGACAGAATTCTTAAATCTTCGCCTTTGTTGTCCAGAGCAGAAGCTATTGACGCAACTCTTGCTGGCATGACTTCAATGGGTCATTTTGACCCTGACTCATTGAAGATGGTTCTTCCTGAAGCAGTGAAATATGCTCAGGGTAGCAAGATGCTTGGTTATTCAAATGACACAATTGCCAACATCATCAAAAACTACTTCGGTGTTGTTGAAGCGAGACAGCAGACTCTTGACCCTTCGGCCATGTTAAAAACGTTCAAAACACTTTGGCAGGTTGAGAACGTTACGGGCGGTAAGGTCACGGTTAAAGACTTTGAAACGATTCTTCGTAACCTAGGTCCAGGCGCTCCGCTGATGAGCGACCAAGGTTTATTAAACCTCGTTGCTTTTGCTGAACAGATTAAAGTCGCTGGTCATGGCGGTGGCGGTGGTGCGGGCGCAGGCATTTCCACAGTTGGTAACTTGATTAAGATGTTGCAGTTAACAGCTTCGGGCAAACCAACATCTATCTCTGCCAAGAAGATGATGTCTGAGCTATTTAACATTACGCCAGATGGGAAGTTGTCTCGCCTAATGGACATGGAAGTTGACGGAGGAGCAACTCAAGGCGGCATCACGTTCGTTCAGGCCATGAGCAATATGAAAAACATTGCTCAGCAAACAATGGAGATTCTGGGCGGCGCTGATAAGGAAATTGCCAAAGCAGGTTTTAAAGATAAGCAGGGTATGTGGGACGACCCTGTTAAAACCATGGGCGCAATGCGTGAAGCGTTCTTGCGTGGCACTTATCTTGATAGAAATGGTAAGTGGGATGAAAAGAAGGCCCGAAAGTTCTATCGTGACGATCAGATTGACAGTAAAAACAAAACTCTAAAGAACGTCAATGTATTAGACGAACAGAAAGCGATTACATCTTTAATTGCTCAGATGGGTTTCCAACACCGTACCACAACGGCTATGGCAACCTTTATGAACCCATTCTTTCTGAAGCGTTCTGGCTACACAATTGAATCTGCTCAAAAACAGATGGACCCAATGGAGTGGTTTCAGCAACAGTACGCAAAAGGAAACTGGAACGTCGCTTCGCAAGAGTTTACAGTCGCAATGACAAGACTCGGAGAGTCGATGAAGCCGATCGTTGCAGACTTTGCAGACCTTACTCGTTCTGTTTCTAAGTTCATTACTGAGATCGCTGAATTTAACGAAAGTCACCCGCTATTAACAAGTCTGAACGGCATGTTAGCGGCCACAGTAGCTCTTGCTCCTGCAATTGGCATGGTTGCGATGGCCTTTCAACGTTTAAATAACGTTGCAAGGGGCAAAATGGAGCTGAAAAGTCTTCAAGAGCAAGAACAAAAAAAGAATTGGCGTAAAGCTATGGACAGAAGTTGGGGAGTGACCTCAAACTTTGGTCCAATTTCTCCCGAAATCGAATCAAAGAGATATTTCAACTCTCAAATTCCAACTGCATATCAAGAAATAGACGCCTTTTGTTCTAAGGTAAACGGTCGTATTTTCAAGCTTTACACTTCTGTATCTAAAATCGTTACCAAAATTGGCGGCTTGTTCTTGAGAATGTTGCCGATGGTTGGCACTGCCTTATTAGCTTTTGACTTAGGTTCTATTGTTGCTTCTTGGTTTGCCGACATTGAAGTAAAAATCGATGGCGAATCAAAGCGTATCGGCAATATTATTGAAGAAAAGCTGGATAAGCTGAAAGCCAAATGGAAAGCTCATAGCATTTTCCAGGAAGAGCAAGATAAGGCCAACAAAGCAACTCAGAAACAGCATGAAACCGTTGACCTTATTGAAAATACAAAGAATTTAATCGGGGCATACTACGGTGGCGAATTTACCGAAGCGCTAAGAACTAAGGTCAAGAACGGAGAAAGCGTTTCAGCAGTTGGTTTGACGGGGGACGATCCTCAGACTAGCTATATTGGAGCAAATAACGAGTCAGTACAGGATATTGTTGATCTTTTGACGAAGAAGGGTTTTCTGCGTGAAGACTTTAACATTCAAGACATCAACCAACAGACCGTGCTCAAGGAGTTAATAGATGCTCTTGGGAAACTTGAACGCTCCAATTACGACCTGAAGACAGAAATTGCTCAAGCTAACGGTAAAGCAAACTGGAAGTACGTCAAAGAAGATAAAGATGGCTATGTTCAGTTTGAAAAGACCGCTAATTTTGAACTAGGTGAAAAACTTGGCGATATGTTTTCCAACTATGTCGCTAAAAATCAGAAGGCGGTAGACAACCTTCTTAACGGGACAATTCGCTCCTCCTTCTTTAATCCCGCAGGCAATGACAAAGAATACGAGTACAAAAACCTTCTTGATTATCGAGAAAAGGTTCTTAAGTTCAATGCCGAAACAGACGAACAAAAAGAGAAGAAAAAGGCTGAGCTGGCTCGTGTAGATGCCCTGATTGTTGAAGCAACCAAGGAAGAATATGAAGCGTTTACCGAGCTTACTAAAACAGTAAAAGACAACGAGAAAGCTTTATATGCATTTTCTGAGCTTTTGAGCGAACTGGTGAGCAGACAGCTTCTAAAGACAGGTTTGACTTCTTTGGAGAGCGATAAGATCGGCACTGAAATACGTGTTGACGGAACGCTTCAAGAAAGTATTAAAAATGGTGGCGGTTCAATTGTTGTCGATACTAGTAAGTTATTTTTTGCTGATAATCCGCATATTGTTTTAGACAAAAATGGGAAGAAGGCTTATAAAGAGTCCCCATTTACAGACTTAGCTACTCCCAAAGACAAAGGCACTCCGCCGTCTTATTACGTTCCTCAGAATGTTAAGTTCTTAAATACTCTTCAAGCTCAGATTGAAGAAGGTAAAGCCAATACATTGTCTCTGCTGGCGGGACAAGGCAAGAAGGGCATGGATTATGCCAGAGCAGTTGTCTTGCAGAAACTTCTTAACGGAGGTCTTTCTTTAAGTAATAAGAATCCGCAAGATTCTCCTTATCTTATTGATAAGAAGAAGGGATTGTCGGCTGAAAATGTTGATTGGAATAAGAAAGACCCTGTAACTAAAAAGACTCTTGGCGAACTCGCTGAGATGAAATATTTAGCTGAGCAATTTAAATTAGCAGAAAACGCCGCTTCTAAATTTGCTCAAAGTTCTGCAAAAGCCGAAGAGGATTTAGATGTCGCTTCTGAATTAGTAGCAAACGGTGGTGTTGAAAAACTTCCGACTGCCATCACTTCTTTAAATAGAGAAGTTGCCAAATTTCTTAGTCAGCTTGACCCCAAGTCTCCGATCTATGAACAAATTAAAAAGATCACAAATGAAATAAAGCTAAATACCGCTAGTGCAGAGTTAATGAAGAGCACATCTTCGAGAATGATTGAAAACAAGAATCTCGAAGCTGAAAGACGTGCTTATGGCATGAATTCAACTCAAGCTAGTTGGGAAAAATATCAAGCTGACAAAAAACAAAAATCGGATAATTTTGAACACGAAATAGCTAATCTCGAAGATCAAAAAGCAGAAGCCCAAAAGAGAGGCGAAGACGTTAAAAAGATCGAAGACAATATCGTAAAAGCCAGAGAAGTCTTCAATCAAAATATGTTTGAGCTTGACCAAAAGTGGCTTAGAGATAATGAAACGGTTGGACAAAGTTTAGTCAGACAATGGACTGATCTCTCTAGCGCTTTGGACAACATTCAGTCAGAAATGATGTCGGGATTTATCGACATGACTGAAGAAATGCTGGACGGAAATCTCGATTCTTGGAGGGACTACGCTTATAAGCTTCTGACTCTTATTAGAAGGCAGATTCTTCAGGGCACGTTTGCCCCGTTACTCTCTATGATTAGCGGAACGATAAACAAAGGCATAGCTACTTTATTAGGCGACACAAAAGAAGCAGATAGACAAGATGCAAGTCTTCAGAATTCTGGCAACGTTGGTGTCGGCATGCTTGGTAACGGCTTTTATTCGGCTTTCGGCGGAAAGGCAATTCAAGATTTAATTCTAAGCAAAAATAAATCAAAAGCTACAACGGGGGTTGACTCTAATGGTGTTGAAACCTCTTATACAGGGTCCATTGACGACGGCACCTCTTCGTTGCTAGTTACTGCCGCAAGTGGAGAGGAGCAATCAACTTGGTGGGATTCCTTTACCACTTCTTTTTCTGAAGGATGTGGTTCTCTTTGGAACTCAACGAAGGAAATATTTTCTTGGATGGGAAACGGGATTTCCTCTCTCGCAGATGGGTTCATGGAACTTTGTGGAAGCCCAATTGAATGGCTTAAGAATGCTTTTTCGTCTGCCGCAAATGTGATTGTTGAGTTTATCGCTTCTTTATCTGCAAATAGTTCGGCAAAGGCAGTCACAGGAATAATTACCTCAGTGATTGGCGCTGTTGGCGGTGCTGTTGGCGGGAGTTCAGGGGCGTTTGCAAACGGTTCAGCTGGAGCTACAGGCGTTTCGATGGGCAGTACAGCTGGCGTGGGAATTAAAGTTCCAGATGCTAGTAGTTGGGGTTGGCAACCAAGTTCATTTGCTAATGGTGGCATTATGACCTCGAACGGAGAAATTGATTTACGCAAATATGCCTCTGGTGGCGTCGCAAATTCTCCACAATTAGCTTTGTTTGGCGAAGGCTCTATGCCAGAAGCATTTGTTCCTCTGCCTGACGGTCGTTCAATCCCTGTTTCATTTAGAAATAACGGCGGTGTTTCTGAGACTGCTGGTGGTAATCAAATTAGCATTGTCATAAATGTTAATAACACATCAACAACAAGTTCTTCAGAGTCTTCTTCTACCGACGCTACTCAAGCAAGTAAGGATGCTTCCGATATGACAAAACTTGCGAATCGAATTAAAGCTATTGTGAAGCAAGAAATCGTTGTTCAATCTCGTCCAGGTGGACTTTTAGCACAATCATAGAATGGAATATCCTAAATTTATATGGGCACCTGACTTAGGTGCTAGTTGCGAAGAACAGCCGTTTGTTAACGTTACAAAATTTGGAGACGGCTATGAAGCAAGAGTTGGCTATCTAATCAACTCTACGCCGAAAAATTGGACAGTAACTTTTACTACTAATCTCGAAACTCACACAGCCATAAAAAATTTTTTAAGGGCTAGAAACGCTACTGAAAACTTTGAATGGAAGTCTCCCGATGGGGATGTTAATCGATACGTTTGCCGATCTTGGACAACAAAACAATCGAGTTTTGGCGTTTATGAAATATCGGCAACTTTTGAACAGGTTTTTGAGTAATGACAATTAAAGCGGAACAACAAAAGCTCGCTCCAACTGCATTAATAGAGTTGTATGAAGTTACGTTAAAAGAAGCTCCAGCAAACGAAGAGCCATTTAGATTTCATACTGGAACTTCTGGTCTTAATAAAAATGTTATATGGAGGGGCAATGAATACGTTGCTCTTCCCATTGAAACTGAAGGTTTTGATATAAACACTCAGGGTAGTCTTCCACGTCCAAAACTTAGAGTTGCTAATGTCAACGGTATTTTCTCAGCTTTGCTTAGAGAAACCGAAGACTTAATTGGAGCGACTTTAACAAGAAAACGAACTTTCGTAAGATATTTAGACGCAGTTAATTTCCCTGACGGCAACCCCTCTGCCGACCCTACGCAAGAATTTCCCGCTGATGTTTGGTTTATTGATAAGAAAACACTTGAAACTCGTTACTTGATTGAATGGGAGTTGGCTAGCGCTTATGACTTGCAGGGCGTAAAACTACCGAGACGGCAGATCATTCAAAACTCTTGCCAGTGGAATTACAGAGACGGCAACTGTAACTATCAAGGTAGTTATTTTGATAAAGACAACAAGCCATGTTTAAACAAGAAGGACGACACATGCCCTAAAACATTGAAAGCGTGTGAAATTCGTTGGTGTTCGGTTGGTGGAGGAACTGCAATTCTTCCCTTTGGTGGATTTCCTGGAGCAACAAGAACTTAAAATGAAAATTACAAAAGAACTCTATAACCTGATGAAAGAAGCAGGAATTAAAAACTACCCCAAAGAATCTTGCGGCTTGATTTACAAGAAAGGAAAGAAGGGTGTTCCAGTGGAATGTAAAAACATTTCTAGCGAACCCGAACATAACTTTTTAATCTCAGCCTCAGACTATGCAGAGACTCTCTGTAAGGGGGAAATTATTGGGGCTTGGCACACACATTGCAATTGCGATGCAAAACCTAGTGACGCAGATAGACAAGGGTGTGAAAATACTGAACTTACTTGGTTTATTGGCGAAGTTCATAAAAACGACAAGGGAGAAGTTTACTTCGGCGAAAATGTCGAGGTTTTAGCCCCAACGGGTTTTGCACAACCTCTTCTTGGCAGAAATTATTGTTATGGAACCTTTGATTGCTATACCTTACTTAGAGATTACTACAAGCAAGAGTACAGCATTGATCTAGGTGAATGGGAAAGAGAAGAAGACCCATGGCTTAATGAAGATAATTATTTTGAAAATAAAGCCAAAGAGCTTGGTTTTGAACTGATTAACGGAGAGCCGAGAAAGGGTGACATTTTCCTTATTCAGATAGGACCAAGCGGAGCTGATCATGTAGCTATTTATGTTGGAGAAGATAAGATTCTGCACCACATTAATGGTCGTCTTTCCAATACCGATGTTTATGGCGGGTCTTATTGGCAAATACGCACCCTTTCTCATTGGAGACACAAGAATGTTAACTAAGGTTTACTTAGAGGGGGCTATGGGTAGAAACTTCGGCAGAGAGTGGACTTTAGATATTCATACTCCTGCTGAAGCGTTACAGCTAATACGGGCCAACAAACCGCATTTTGCTCAATGGGTTAGAAACAATCTTAGTCGCTACGAAAAGTGCATGATTATTTGTAAATATGCAGACGGAAGAGTCGAAGCGTTGGATGAAAAAACAATGTTAATGCACAAGGAACCGCAAGAGATTCATTTTGTTCCGACCGTCTATGGTGCGGGTAAATTTATGGGCGCTGTTGTCGGGGCGCTCATGATCGTTGTTGGTGTTGTTGTTTGCATTTGTACGTCATGGACAGGAGTTGGTGCGCAATTTGGTGCTAGCTTAATTGTTGCAGGAGCTGGAATGTTGGTCAGCTCTATTGTTACCGCCATTATGGGAAGGGTAAAAAGAAATGATAACGATGATAAAGGCACATCTTATTACTTCAACGGCGCTCAAAACACCACTCGACAAGGAGTCCCAGTTCCTTTGATTTTTGGTCGCTGTAAAGTAGGTTCCGCAGTAATCAGCTCCTCTATCAACACTTCTGAAGCGAACGAAACTCAGACTGGAAAACCTGGAATTGTTGAGTTAATTAAAGATAGAAAATGACAAATTACGTTGCGGGAGCAGGAGGCAGTAAGGGGAATAAGCAGTCTAATGACGAAAATACTTTATTTTCTATTGCCTCGTTACAAGTTTTAGATTTAATTTCCGAAGGTCAAATTGGAGGTCTTGTTGATGGAGCAAAATCAATTTATTTTGATGATGTTCCGCTTCAGAATCAGTCTGGCTCCTTTAACTACGATAATGTCTACGTTAAAGAAGCCAGAGGTACTCCTTTTCAGGACACGATGCAGGGCTTTGAAAGCACGGTTATTCCTGTCGAGGTCGGAGCTGAAGTCAAACACGATTATCCTGTTGTACGTTCAATTACAGAAACTAATATTGATAAAGTTCGTTGTGGAATTTCAATTCCCTATCTTTATCGAGTTGATAACGGCCTAAAGAAAACCTCTATTGAATTTAAATTTGAGATTGCCATTAACAACGATGATTTTGTCGATTATGGCACTAAAAAAGTTGAAGGCAAAACATCTTCTCAATACCAAAGAAGCTATACATTTGAGCTTCCGCAAAAAGATTCAAAGGGGAAGGCGCCAGAGCGGTGGCTAATCAGATTAACCAAACTGTCTCCTGAAGCGGATGATGATTATGTTGCCGCACTTTCTTTTACAACGATGTTTCTTATTTCAGAAACAAAGCTGAACTATCCAAACTCAGCAATTATTGGTATTTCTGCCACTGCTGAAAATTTAAGCAATATTCCAGCTCGCTCATACATCGTTGATGGCTTATATCTTCAAGTCCCAAGCAACTATGACAAGGCCAGCAATACATATACAGGTGTTTGGGATGGCACTTTCAAACTTGAAGTCTCAGACAATCCTGCGTGGATTTTGTATGGTTTGCTTACTAACCCTAGATGGGGATTGGGTCAGTTTATTAAACCAGAACAAGTGAATAAAGCCAAACTCTATGAGATTGGACGGTATTGCGACGAGCTTGTAGATGATGGTTTTGGAAAAAAAGAAAAGCGCTTTTCCATTAATACACAGGTCACAGAACGTTCTGAAGCCTATGAATTAATCAATTCAATTACGGCAGTTTTCAGAGGTATGACCTATTGGGCAATGGGTCAAGCCAATTTTACCTGTGACAAACCAACCGAACCGTCAGTCCTTTTTACTCAAGCTAATGTCGTAAACGGGGAGTTTAGATATACAGGTTCTTCAAGGGCTGAGCGACATTCTGTTGCTTTGATTACATGGAACGACCCTGACCAAAACTATAAGCAGGTTGTTGAGTACGTTGAGGACAGAGACCTTATAGAAAAATGGGGCGTGCGTGAATCAGAACTGACGCTTTTTGGATGTACATCCAGAGGCCAGGCGATTCGAGCAGGCAGATGGGTTCTTTACACCGAGCAGTACGAATCAGACATGATTTCATTTACTGTCGGTTTGGACTCTGCCCTTGTTCTTCCTGGCGACATCATTAAGATTCACGACCCATACCATGCGGGCAGAAGACTTGGTGGGCGCTTGAAGTCATGTACGTTAACGAGCGCAACATTAGATGCTGAAACGGCGTTTAAAGCAGAGGCTAATCCAAAGATTTCTATCAGAATGCCCGACAATTCGTTCGTCACAAGAACGTTGAAAGTTTCGGATAGCGAAGCAAGAGCAGAGGTCTTCTGGGATGAGCCACTTCCATCTTTACCTGTTGATTATGCAATTTGGATTATTGAGGAAGAGAACCTTGTTCCTCAAATTGCACGAGTGGTCAACATTTCTCAAGGTGAAGAAAAAGGCACTTTCAATATTGACTGTATTACCTACAACAAAGGGAAATACGATCTTATTGAAAAGGGCTGGGAAATTTCGCTTCCCAACACTTCTGAAATTGATCCATACGATGTTGGTAAACCGACGAATCTCAACATATCAATTTCAATTTCAAAGTCCGCCACTGGCCTTAAAACGGGTAATTTGGAGCTGTCTTGGACGCCGGCACAAAATAACTCGTCGTGGATTGTTGAATATCGCATTGAAGATAAAGACGGCAACGGAGAAGCTTGGACCTCTGTAGAAACAAAGTCTCCGTACTACACGATTCCCAATGCTCAGAATGGTCTTTACCATATTTATGTCTATGCCAAAGGCGTTTTGGGAACTTTGTCTGACCCACTTGAGACATTCTATGATTCAGAAGACGGACTACCGTCGCCAGATGATATTCAAGACTTTACCATTATCAAGCGCTCTACCTATCTTGAACTGAACTGGACAGCGGTTGAGGGCGCTTTGGGTTATGAAATTAGAGTTGGCGACTCTTGGGATGCTAGCGAAACGATTATTACTAATTTCGCAGGCACTTCTTTTATTCACGACCAAGATAAAGCAGGGACCTATTATTACCACATTCGTGCAATTAACGCCGATGGTTCGCTCTCTAAGCACGTCACAACAACAAAGCTTGTCTTAGAAGCACCAATAACGCCCGTTAACTTTCAAGTAGTTCGTTCAAATGAGCGACTTGAATTAAAGTGGGACTCCAATCCCGAACCCGATATTACTTTCTATGAAATTCGAGAAGGTGTTAACTGGTCGGCTTCAACACTATTGGTTCAAGTAAAGGTGAACCACTGCACCATTCCTGTTGGTGCAGAAACAAGAAGAAAATTCTGGATTAAAGCTGTTTGTATGCCTGGAATTTATTCTGAATCTGCTGACTGGGTTGAAATTGGTGTTGTTAATGACAAAGACAAGAACATCGTTCTTGAAATGCACGAAAGAAGTCTTGGATTCCCAAATCATCGTGTTTACATGCACAACGAAGGTGATGACTTGGTCATGGATGATGATAGAAGACGTTGTGAATACATCATCCCTGTTGATCTTTACCAAACGCACTATGCTCATAACTCCTTCTCGGCAACTGTTGCATCTGTTGCTTCTTCAAGAGACGACACCACAACTTGGGATGATTTAACATGCGACTTTACTGCGCCAGGAGCAGAGCGATCTTGGAGTTTAGAAGGCGATCAAAACGACGTTGAGTCGTTTAAGCAAATTGCTTTAGCTTATGGACTAAGTTCTTCTGATTATGAAGGGATTGCGCTTGAGGGCAACACAAATACGCTTTCGGGGTATAAAGCGACTAGCGCACAGGAACATTATGATCTTGGCAGATACTCGTCGGGTTTTTTGACAAACCCGTTGACATATGCGAATTGGCAGTTGGTTGATATTCCAGAGCAGTTTAGATTCAGTTTTTGGTTTAAAGCTCAGAATCAAGGTCGTTACATTTGGGCGGAAATTTTGCAATTAACAACGGAAGACGGAAAAGGTTTCTACAAGTTTTATTACAACACAGAAGAAAAAACACTAAATGTTGAATGTAGCGACGGAAAGAATCTTTCTTTTGTTGTTGACATGACGCCTGATGATTATTACTGCATTGCCTTTCACCAAACCCCAACAGAACGTGGTTTCGGTTATGGGATATTAGGTAAACAAACAAACTTTTTTACAGTAGCCGCCACTCCTCAGGGTGTTATGAAAAAATTATCAGTGGGGCGAAGTTCGTAATTTTCTATAAAAAGTTCTTGACAATATTTTGAAATTTATATAAAATATTTTCTTCATAAGAATAAAAATAAAATGAAAAAATCAGATACTTTCAATATAGTTGGTTGCTTAACGGCTGAACTTTTCAAATCTGACGGCACATACGAGGTAACTCACAAACACAACGCCATTCTGAACATTGGATTTGATTTTATTGCAGACTCCATTGGCAACTCTTCATCTCGTCCTGCCCCGATGGGCTACATTGCTCTTGGCACTGGTACAACGGCGGTTACTGGTACACAGACAGAATTAGTTTCACAGTTGATGGCTAAGGCCGCAACATATGCGCACGATGCAGGAACAAAGGTATTTACCTTCGAAACAACCTTTAATAAAGGCGAAGCAACAGGCGCTTTGACCGAAGCCAGTGTTCAGAATGCTGAAACTGGAGGTGCTTTGATCGACCGTGTTGTGTTTCCTGTCATCAATAAAGGGGCTGAAGATACGCTCAAGATGACGTTTACCTTCACAATGTCTCAGTCCTCATAAATGTCCTCCATTGTTATTTCGCCCGCAGAGGCCAAGTGGCGAACATGGGTGAATGAGAATCAAGGATTGGGCACTTGGGATGACGATCGAAATTGGCTTTGGCACTTCCCAACAAATTATGTTGCCAATGTCGAAGAAGAAGTTGCAACCAGTGACTTCTTCGTCAACGATTTAGCTGTTGAAAAGATTGAGCCATTAAGCATTCTTGCCCAAAAGAGCGCAAGACCGCATCTCACTTTTGAAGAGAACATTCTTGCTTCTGACAGTCTCAGCAACACTCTAGTCTTCAATCGAGAGATTGAAGAGAGTTTTGCCTTGACTGAAGTAAGGGAAGCTCTTATTGGGAAAAATTGCGAAGAGATTTTCTTACTGAAAGACGAAATTAGAAAGGATATTGAACAGATTGTGCGTGATGCTTTAATTCTGCACGATCTTTGTGAAAGAAGAATTTCTTGGATTAGAGATTACAGCGAGGTTCTTTCGCTTGATTCTACAAAGAATGAAAAAGACATCAGTGTCTTTAAAGCGCAGACGATCAGTTTTTATGATGCTATCAAAGAGGTCGCTCGGGGCGTCTTGTCTGACATCTTCATTCAGAGCGGCATTTGGTCAAGAGACACGCTTGATAAATTCGTGCGTAATGGTGGCCGTCACGTCGGTTATACAACGTTTAAAGAATTTATTACGGGCGATTACGAATATCAGAAAGCACTGTTCCGACTAGCAATTGAATCAACTTCGGCAGACCGTGGGCTTGTAGAGCAAATTGATATTTCTATTGACGTTGATGACGTTTATGACAGAGGCTCCTGCACCGTCACAGACAGAAACTATGGCGGTAACGTTCAGTTCAGCAGACCTTTCAGTATTGCGCCAGAAGTCACAGTCACCATGCGTTCTGGTAACGCCCTTACAGCCATTAGACCTGTAGTCACAAACGTCACTACTGCGGGCTTCAATGTGATGCTCTACGACGTTGAGGGACAGAAGACTACAGGCACATTCACGTGGACAGCGGCAGGTTACTAATGAGAAAAATAATATCCGTTTCGGGCGGTAAAGACAGTACAGCAGTCGCTTTGCTCGCTATGGAACAAAACAAACCTGAAGACGTCATTTTCGTTTTTTGTGATACAGGAAACGAACATCATTTAACTTACGAATATTTGAATTATCTCGATGAGTTTTTTCAATCAAAGGGTTTTTCAAAGATCAAAAGGTTAAAGCGAGACTGCACCGAAAGATTGAAGCGTAAAGCGGAAAGACTTAAAGACAGACCTGAGATTGCAAAACTCATAAAGCCGACAGGAAACCCGTTTCTTGATATCTGTTTGGTTTATGGAAGGTTTCCCGACTTCAATCATCGGTTCTGCACAAAAGAACTGAAGGTAAAAGTTTTTGATGACTTTGTTAATCAGTTTCTTGAAAAGGGAGAGTCTGTTGAATCTTGGACTGGTGTCAGAGCTGATGAATCGGTGAAAAGATCAAAGCTCCCCGAAAGAGAATTAAGAAAAGAACACAAGAAAACGGGCGCTCAGTGTTGGGATATAAGACCTATTCTTACTTGGACTACAGAAGATGTCTTCAAGAAGATAGAAGAGAGCGAAATCAAGGCTAATCCGCTTTATGAAATGGGATTTTCTCGTGTCGGTTGCACTCCCTGCATCTTAGCTAACAAAGCAGATTTAAAACTTTTAAGTGATCTCTCTCAAATCGAGTTCTACAAAATTGAGATGTGGGAAAAGTATCTTCAAAAGGGTTCAGCTAACGGAACAGCGACTTACTACTACTCAAAGGGTCATGAAGGCGTCTGGGCGAAAGTTCTGTGGGCCAATACTTATATCAAACGGGGAAGGCCGAAAAAGGAAGCGATAGATGGCGGCACAAGGTTATAAAGAAATCCAATTAACGACACCGCTGAAAGATTCGTTGCCGTTAATTTTGCACAATGACGAAGCAAGCATTACGTGTTCGGCAGGAATTGAATTTCCTGAAGAGAACTTAAAGGAAGGCATGCTTTGCTTTCGATCTGACCTACAAAGACTCTTTCAGCGCAGAAGAGGAGTTTGGGTAGACATCCTAGCAAGTCTCGATAACGACATTATTGAGCTTGGTGAAGCGATTGTGGAGGCTTTTAACGAAGTTGACGAAGTGGTATTAAAAACAAAAGCCGATCAATCAGAGTTTGAAAAACTTAAGACAGAGTTTGAAGCGTTCAAAAACAGTGTCTCTGCAAATTATGTCAGCAAAGCAGAGCTTCAAGCTCAGATTGATGAAGCATACGCAAGTCTTGCGGGCACCTAGGAAGAGTTAAATGGCAACATTGAAACAATTGATTCAAAAAGCTGGCGAGGTTGCGGTTCTTAAAGCTCATCCTGTTGGAAGTTACTTTATTACTGAAGAAGACAGAAACCCTGCTGAAATTCTTGGACTGGGGGGGGGTAAGTACTTGGGTTAAACTCGAAGGTAGAGTTTTACTCGGAGCAAACTCAACTTATCCAGTAGGAAGTGAGGGCGGGGAAGCAACGCATACTCTCAGTGGTTCGGAAATGCCAGCTCACACCCACGACAGAGGCACGATGCAAATCACAGGCAACTTCCCGACATTCGATTGTGGCGGAAAAGAAGAACCTTATGGAGCTTTTTACTATGCAGGTGGTGGCAAAACAAGAAGAGAGGGAACTACAAATACTGGTTGGGATTATCGAGTAGGTTTTGAGGCCTCAAGAGCATGGACGGGCTCAACTTCTTCAGCAGGTAGTTCTCAACCTCACAATAACCTACAGCCTTACAGAAGCGCATACATTTGGCGAAGAACAGCGTAAATGAATTTAGAACAACTATTAGAAAAAGCAATTCAGAAAGCAAAGTTAGAAGCCCATCCCGTGGGCAGTTACTACTTTTCTGATGTATCTACCCCCCCCCAGTGAAATTTTGGCGGGACGTGGGTACAGGTAAAAGATAGGTTCATTCTGACCGCAGGAGACACCTATCAACAAGGACAAACGGGCGGTGAAGCAAGCCACACTCTAACGGCATCAGAATTGCCAATACACAGTCACTACATAACCAAACAGATTTTTATGGTTAGTAATCCTGGCGCAGTCTTCACGATCAACGATTCAAACTTTGATGCTTTGGCAGCCACTGACTGCGCCGTTGCAGATGGCGGCGTTATGGTTCCTGACAACTTAAAAAGCATTGTCAACGGCGGTGGTGGTAATCAACCTCATAACAACCTTCCACCGTATGTAGTTACTTACTGTTGGAAACGAACAGCATAAATGAATTTAGAACAAGTTTTAAACAAAGCAATCGAGAAGGCAGTTAAACAAGCAAAACTCGAACTGTATCCCGTTGGTTCCTACTGGTTAACAGAAGGTTCTCAGAATCCCGCTGATGTAATTGGGGGGGGGTATGGGAGAAAGTAAGAGGTCGGTTCCTATACGGTGAAACAGACACAATACCAGTTGGTACATTGGCTGGGGAATCGAACGTCACCTTAACTATAGAGAATATGCCGAGACATACTCACAGAGTGTACAAGGATGATTACTACTCGGCTAATAGCAACGGAGTAACTAACACCACTAATACTTGGAAGCAAGCGTTGGTAAACACAAGCAACACAACTTGCAATATCGCAACTGAATACGTCGGCGGAGGCCAATCGCACAACAATATGCCCCCTTTCCGATCAGTGTTCATTTGGCGCAGAACAGCATGACGAACTTAGAAGAAGTAATCAATAAAGCAGTCGAAAAATCGGTCAAAGAAGCAATATTGGCCGCGCACCCAGTCGGTAGTTTCTACTTTAGTGATAACGACATCAACCCCGCTGAAGTGTTCGGGGGGGGGGTATGGCAACGAATAGAAGAGGCATTTCTCTTCGGTAGAGATACTGCTCCCGCTATGGGTCAGACGGTAGGGGCAAGAGGAGGCGAATATTCTCACACACTTTCACAAGGTGAAATTCCAGCTCATCATCATAGATTAAAGTGGACAAGTCAAGATACATCAGTCGAACCCGCTGGAGATCATTGGTGTTGGGTTCTTAGATTTGGTTGCGGAAGAAACGAATGGGCGTGGGAAGAAGCCGAACCAAAGAAGCAATACGAAACGGTCGGCAGTTCCCAACCTCATAACAATATGCCCCCTTATTACATTACAAATATTTGGCAACGCACGGCTTAAATGACAGAACAAAAAGATTTAAAAGAACTAATCAGAGAAGTTTTGCTTGCGGTACATCCCGTTGGCTCGCTTTTCTTCACTAGTGACGACCGTAACCCCGATGTAATTCTATTCGGGGGGGGGTATTCTAAATGGAAGCGAATTGAAGGAAGATTTATTTACGGAGCTTCTGAGAATCGTCCCATCGGTCAGACTGGCGGTGAAGAAAGTCATACCTTGACATTGCAAGAAATGCCCACTCATAACCATAAAGGTATTTATTGGAGCTATGAGAACGAAGGTGGTTGGCAGGTTGATTTAAACGTTGGCACAATCGGATATGGTTTGTCATGGCAAGGATTGGGCGGTTCGACCACTGGTGGCGGCGGTGCTGGCGACCCAAATAAAGATCTGCAAACTGCTTCAACTGGTGGTTCTCAAGCTCATAACAATCTTCCTCCATTCGCAGTTTATGCGATATGGGAACGAATCGAATAAAAGTTTTCTCATTGAGACGAAACCAAGAAGGTCAATAAAATGGCAACACTAAAAGACTGTATAAACCTAATTCAAGAGCGCCTCGCTGACAAACTAGATAAGAGGGGGGGGGGTAAACAGGGCGATTTAAATGTCAGCGGATGGTGTTCTGTTGATGGCAAGATGTGGATGAATGGTGACGCCGCTGTTAAAAACGAATTTTCGGTTAATGGAACAAGTTGGTTAAATGGCGATACTAATCTCGGTAATTTAACAAAGTACAAAGGCAATGAGATTGGGATTAAAGCCCATGACTTTATCGCAATATCATCTGTTAATGTTACCACTGAAAGCACCGATACGCCTGACTTTTGGAGAAAACAACCAAGAGGGTGCTATTGGTATAACCAATTAAATTGCTTAAAGGCTCAACCTAATCAATATGGTTACTTGATTCATTGGACAGGAAGCGGCAGTGAAGTATTTCAAATGTTCATAGATGCGCCAAGCGGAAGAATGTATACACGTGGGGCAAATAGCAACGGTTGGAACGGCAATGGCACTTGTATATGGTTCAAGGCGAGCAACGAATAAAAGAAAATGCCCTCGGGCATGTTCAAGACCCGAGGGCAACCGAGCTACGTATCGAAATTCATGAGAGGTAATTTCGTAACTCGATCAAACATAAGCGAATAAGCTCATTGTACACAAATTTCTTCGCTTATGTTTGAGGCAATTCAAATTGCCTAGTAAAAGAAAACCAAAGGGGAAACCCTCCTTTTGTAGAGAAAACAAATCATTCAGAGATGAATTTACAGAACTTGTCGTCAAAGATGACGTACAGCGTTCTTCTCAAAACAAAGAATATAACACTACTAAAAGAAGACCATAAAAATGGCGAAACAAACAAAGGCACAAATCAAAACTGCGATAAGAAATGTTCTTGATAAAGTCGCCGTTGGCTCAGAGGGTGGGTCGTTAAGCGGTTCTCTCATCATTGAGGGGGAAGACAATTTTATTAAAGCTCCCAACATTATTGTGGGAGAAAATAAGATTACTGACCTGCTAGATACAAAAGTAAACGTTGATGACGATCAAGTTATCAATGGGAAAAGGGTTTTTACAGGGAAAATAGAAGTTTTTAGTAACGCCATCAATATAAGCAACAAAAATGTAATAAAGGGCGTTACTCCCGCTTCTAATCAATATCAAAGCATTACTTTTAATGCGGGTAATAATCGAGCCATAGATACAGAGTTGAATTCTGGCAGTTATGACACTCGCATGGCCATTCTTGAGCATCAAACCATGGCAGACGGTTCAGTGGATTTTCACATGGGCTGTTATAGAAACGTCGCAGATTCAAGGGATGCTAATTTGCTTCGTATTGGTTTTGATGCTTCTGGTGTCCCTTTTGCTTCTTGTTGTACGCCTGTCGCAAGTTCAAATAGCGGTGCAATTGCCACAACACAATGGGTGACAGCAAAGGCCGACAATTATTTGCCGCTAAGCGGTGGCAAGACCATTACAGGAACCCTTACTGTAAACGGCATTACAACCATCAACAACGAAATGCGAGTAGGGGGTTCTGTCACAAATCAACTTCGCTTGATTTACAACAACAAAGCAGTCATTTGTAGAAACGATGGCGCAAATTTCTATCTCATGACGACTAACACCGACGATGCGTTGGGTGGTTATAACGATCTCAGACCATTGTTTTTCAATTTGTCGAACGGCACTGTGACTATGGGTCACGGATTAAGACTGAACGCTGGTCAAATTACAAAAGCGTCAACTTCGACATCTTGGTGTAAAGGGCGTGACACTGCGCTTTTACGAATTACCGACGGGGAACATTATTGTCCAATATTGTCGATGAAGTGCAATACGGGAAGTTGGGAGGTTGGCTCTTCAGGCTCTGCAAACGGTTCCAATCTTTCGTTCAGTTTTATTTCGGACGCTAATTACAATTCAAACACAAACACACAAACTTTCAATCATAGGTTCGACCAAAACGGCGATTTTATTGTTCATAGAGATATACGAGCGTCTGGTGGTTGGGTTTACGGAAACTCTTTCAGAGTAAATTCCGATAGACGCTTGAAGAAAGACATACAAGATGTCGATTATGAATTGCCAAACGCTTCGCTTAAGACGTTCAAGTTCAAGAACGATATAAAAGAGAAAACACACATCGGTTATATCGCTCAAGACATTAAGACACAGACACCTCAGTTTGTCGATACAGACGAAAACGGAATGCTGAGCTTGGACGAATCAGCTCTTTTGATGACAGCAATCCATGAGATTAATCGTCTGAAAGCTCGCATTGCAGAATTGGAGAAGAAGCTATGACTTGTGGATTTTTGAACTCAGCAGGAACCGACCTCGACTCTTTGTTCTTAGTAAACAATTCAAATGCTGGAGCGCTGGGATTTCAAACCTCAGCCGCTCAGGATTTAGGAAACCGTTTTGCGACGGGTTCACTGGGCTATTCTGTTGGCTACAGAAACAGCGCAAACACAGATATCGGGACCCTGCGAGGAAACAGCTCTGCGCCTGTTTTTTCTGCCTATAACGCAACGATGAACAATCTCTATAACTCTGGGAAAACGCAGTGTTATCACGGCAGTGGCGAGGACCAATACAGTCACGCCCAAAGATACATGCGAGGCTACATTTACGTCACAGGAAGTTGTTCTGGATATGGTTCTTCAGCACCAACATGGCAAGTGTGCATTTGTCACTACCACACTGAAGGCGGATACACACATCACTATCGTCTAGCTGTTGTTGCCGATTCAACCGCCCAAGTAACTCCTTCGCCGTGTCTTGACTTAAATCCAGACAGATTAGCCGCCAATACAGAAGGACCGTGGATAACTGTCAAAAATAACGCAAGCGGCGCAAGCAGATCAATGAACATTGCCTTTGGCCTTTACTCAAATGATGGTAGAGGCGGTAACTCTTATGGCGAATGCATTCGGGTTTATCAACGGTTCTACAACTCCTACGGCACAACTTCTTGGGTTTCAAATTCCTTTAACTTAGGTTCATAACAATGAAAAATCGATACAACATTCAGATTCTCGGCATTTACGATTCCGCAGATAACTTAGAAACTCAAAGAAAAATTTACGAAGCGCTTTCTTTGATTGACGAACTGACATTAAAGGCCGTTTCGGTTGATATGTGGTGTGACCCAAACGGCACAGTCCGTACTTGGGATGACGAAGGAAACGAGATTACCGAGGGCTACATTTCGATTGTCAGACCTCCCGATAACGCCATTGAACCGCCTGTCGTCAATAAAGAAGAGGATGACATTGAGGAGGTTGTGACTAACGACAGCGCAGAAGAAACGACTGCTCAGAAAGAAGAGATTTAAGGAGAAAAAATGGCTTACAAATACAATGTGATGATTAATGCCGTCATTACTGACGAAGATTCGATTTCTGCACAGAAAAGCATCGAACAAGCATTTAAAACCATCGGCACTCCTTATGTCTTGAAGACAATCAATCTCGATCAGGTTTTCGGCTACGACGAGAAGCCTTTGGAGGTAAACCTTCCTGCGCAGACTCCTGAACAAATCATTCAGAGACTCACCATTGAAGTGCAGAAAGTAATGGACGAAGAGGCAAAGAAATTGAATTACGACTCTATCTTTACCGCCATCACTTACGAAAACGACACCAATCCGAAGTTTGCGGCTGAAGCAAAAGCATTCAAAGAGTGGCGTTCTCAGATTTGGACAACTTGCTATGCGGTTTTGGATGAAGTGTTAGGCGGAAAGAGAGACATTCCCACGCATGAAGAACTGATTGCTCTTCTTCCAGAACTCGTTATCTCTTATGACTAAATTAATCGCCGCTCAAAGATTTTATTTTGGCGGTTTACCAATAAGCAAAACCGACCCGTTGACCGTCATGAATAGAATGTTTGCGGGATGGTTCTGCGCAGACAGATTTGGAATACTCAACAAACATTCTTGTTTTGATGTTGCGGAGTTCAACGAAAAGTTCCCTACCGCAAAGAATCTGAAGATCGCTGATATTTGTGATGTAAGGGCAATCGAGCTGATGAAGCAAAACAAGCCGATTGTCGTTCTTTGGTCAGGAGGCGTCGATTCGACAGCAATCGTTTGTTCTTTTCTAAAGAACAATATCCCTCTTGACCAACTGACGGTCGCTTACTCAGCAATGACTGAAGAAGAGTATCCGTACTTTTTACAGGTCATGAAAGCGCAGGGTATTAATGTCATTCGACAAGACGACATTCCGACATATTGCGATGAACTTCGTGACTGTTTAGCCATTAATGGCTGGTGCGCAGATCAGTTGTTCGGCTCAGACATTCATCGATTCAACTCTGAACTCTACAACTATGATTGGATGAATGGCATTAGAGAGATGATGAAAGTAAGACGAATCAGACTTACGGAGCGCTCTTTTAATGTCATCGAACAGATTTATTCGGACTACGCAAAACGTCTGGGACTGAACGTTAAACACTTTTGTGAATTCACGTGGATGTACAACTTCGGCATTAAGTGGTCATATGTGCGTGAAGTTCAAAGAATGCTTTGCACAAGAAATGCCTCAAGAGAATGCGTTGTCAACTTTTTTGAAACAGACGACTTTCAATCTTGGTCGGTAAACAACTTTGAAAACATAAAACTGCACAATGTTTTCAAAGAACCCAAGTGGTACAAGAAAGAACTGAAGCAATACATCTTCGACTACAACCACGACGAGGATTACTTCTTAAACAAACCAAAAGTCAATTCTCGATCGACCGTAAAGCCTGAAGGCAGAAGAGTTTTTGTACTGGACACTGACGGTTATCACATCTTTCAGTACAAGAGTAAATCCGAAGACAATATCTCAGCATTACAACAAAAAATAAGCGAAAAGTATTTGAAGCATGAATACTAATCAGTATGCGACAGCTCGTGGACTGACGACAAATTTTTATGCAAAGTCGATAGCCGCAACGTGGATTTGGGCACCTGCTCTTTTTGTTTCCAGTCAAATTGCTTATCAGTATGGCATTGCTGGATTTTTAATGTTCTTAATTCCCAATGTTCTGACGCTTCTAATCTTCGGTTATATTTGCGACAGATTCAACATAAACGCCTCAACAGCTGTTGAAGCAGTTAAAAAAGCAGGAAGAGTTCAAGAAGTTGAGCATCTAACAATGACGGGCGCATTGTTAATAGGTTCAACATTTGTCCAGATTTTGGGAATCCACGCTTTGCTTTCCCAATGGTTTGAGCTTCCAAGAATCGCTAGCGCCTTGTTGGTTTTAGCTTTGTCCTTCCTGATTATCTTCGGGAAAGGCTTGAGAGCTTGCATCAAAACCGACGCTTACAAGTGGGAAGTGATTTTCTTAGCGGGCGTCGCCTTGGTTTTCGGCGCTGAGCACACAAGCACCTTAAATTTCGGCGGGCATGTTGATTTTAATTTTCTGAATCTCTTCTTGAGTTTCGGTATCCCCACTGCAATTGGTTTGTTGTCAGCACCATATGCAGACACAACATTTTGGCAAAGAGCAAACAGCATTGAGCGAGGACAAAGGTTCAAGACTTTTGCATTTGCCAGTTTGTTCTTTATATCAATCCCAATCATTTTCTCTATCTTGGGATTCTGCGCCCCGACAGTTGAGAATTGGCAGTTGCAGGTTGTCGCATCTAATCCATTCTCAATAATGATTTTGGGCGCCGCTGTACTTTCGGCTCTCATTGCCACGGTTGACTCTAATCTTTGTGCAGTGGGCGCTCTTGCAAAAAAGGGCAGGGAGAACCTAACAATCATAGGTTTTTGTACGTTGCTAACCGCATTGTTCTGTTGGTTGGACAATCTGACAATCGTTGATCTGTTCTTGCTTTACGGGACATTGAGAACCATCGCCTGCGTTCCTACCTTGCTGATTATGACAAAGCGCTATGAGCCTCGCAGATTGCAGATAGCGACAGCGGTTGCAATGATGATCTGCCCTCTCGGTTTTGCGCTTGCCCAACCCTATTCATTTGGTTGGATTTTCACTGTTTTAGCACTTCTAATTCCATTACTAGGATACAAACATGAAACATCCCGACGCATTTCAAGTTCTGATAGCTTTTGACCAACTGCTGAACACATTCATCGGTGGCATGGCTGACGAAACACTGAGCGCCAGAGCTTATCGTCATTCGATCGAAGAGAACGGGAGAGAATGGCCAGCCTGGATTATCAATCACCTGTTTTTCTGGCAAAAGGAGCATTGCTATCAAGCATACTTGAGCGAAAAAGCACGTTCCCACTTACCAAAAGATTATCAATAACTCTCAGAGACTTGGGCAAACGGCAAACAACAATAAAAAGGAAAAAGACATGCCTGACAAAGACCCAAACAATTGGGAACTTACCTTCTGGGCTTTTTTGACAGGTTTGGGATTGGCAGGAGGAATTATTCGGTACATAGAGGACTACCGAAAGGAACTTAAGCACAACCCAAACACCCCTCACAAATTTACATTAGTAGAACTTCTAGGAAAGGCTTTTTCTTCAGCTTTTGCCTGCATTGTCATTTATTTCATTTGTAAGGGTCTCAAAATTGACGACCTTGTTGCTCTTGGGCTTTCTGGCGTTGCGTCGTACTTCGGCACTGAAAGTCTCGGAGTAGTTTTTCAACACTTTAACAAAAACAATAATAACAATGATCACTAAACCTTTTAGCGCCTGGTCTCCTGAATTGGCCGCCGACTTTATTGAAGAATTTGAGGGCAGAAAATTAAAAGCCTATAAATGCACATCGGGCGTTTGGACAATAGGAGTAGGGCACACTAAGAATGTGAAGCAGGGGGATATTATTAGCAATGACGAGGCAACAAGACTTTTTCATCTTGATTTGCACTCTCACGCAAATGGTTTGGCTTCAGCAGTCAAAGTTCCCGTCACAAAGAATCAGTTCATCGCACTGCTTTCTCTCGCCTTCAACATCGGAGTGACAGCGGCAAGAAACTCAGATGCCGTCAAACATTTAAACAACTATGAATATCAAAACTCCGCTGACGCTTTTCTCAACTGGAGAAGGTCTGGCGGAGTGATTTGTCCAGGACTTGTACGGCGCAGAAATGCAGAGAGAAAGCTCTTCTTGGAGGACATGTAAATGAAAAAGCCGTTGGTTTCTCGCCTAATTACGTGGTATCAAAGCGATCACTTCAGAAAAGATGTTGTAGACAAGATTTTAAAGACTGTTCAAATTTTTATCTTTGTCGGTTTTGGTTATTTGCTCGGTTGGTATTCAGTTGCATTAGAAGTGTCTAAATGCGAAATAAGAATGGAACAACTTTCTCATGAAAACACCCGAATGATGCTCGGCATTGCCAAAAAGCATCAAGAGTCTCTTGAGAAACAGCGCAATTCTTATCAGCTTCTAATCAAGAATGAGCTGACGAGTTTGGCTAAAAAGGTTGAGTCTAATAATTATAAGATTCATGAAAACCAAAAACTCATTGATAAAAATAGTCATTTAATAAAGCAAAATCGGAATAATCATGCAGTGGGTAGTGGTAGTAATCGCTAGCGTTATCTGGTTTGCAACTTGTTCGTATTACGAAGAAAAAATTGCAGTGCTCGAAAAAGAACACGCAGTGGCGTTGCAAACTCAGGCTCAAACAAACGAGAAATATTTTCTTGAAGAGTTTCAGCAAGAAAAAGAGAAATATGAAAAACTTTTGCAAGAATATAAGCAGGCTCGGCTCGATGTTGCTGACGTGCGCAGTTCTAACGACAGGATGCGCCAGCAACTGTCCGCCTTGTCCCGAGTGCAAACAAATAAAGATCGAGAAACCTGCATTAGAGAGCTTAATGAATGTCGAGAGGTGGCAGTCGAATTATCTGATCTTGCAGGACAGGCTTACGAAGCATTTGAACTTCAAAAAAGAGCCGACAAAATAACAGGTAAAATAGTAAAGTGATAGATGATATTCTGAACCACTTGAAGATTATGACCAAGATTATTGAAAAATCTGAAAGCCGCAAGACTCAGAGGGAACTCTTGAAACAAGGCTCGACACAAGAAACCATGAAGCGATTCAAAAAAAACTATTCTGAGTATCGCAAGGTTTTTGACTTTCTTAAAGACAAATGATTCAACCAATCACCATTGAGTCTTTAATACAGATTAACGAAATACTTACTCATCAGCCTTGTACCGAAGAGAGAAAGGGAAAAGTTAAAGGGTGTTTGAGTAGTTATTTTTATTACGAAACGCCCGAGGAGCAGGTCACAAGCATTGTTGTTAGTTTAATCAAGGGACATTTCTTTTTAGACGGGAACAAAAGAACGGCTTTGTCTGCTTATCTTGATTTGGCCGAAAATAACAACTTACCATTGCTTGTGAACAAAGACGCTCTTGGGGAGCTTTTTATTGAGATCGCTTCGACTCACAAGAGCATCTCGGAATACTCACAACTTCTCTTCCCGAATCAATAAAGAAATGCGATTTCCTAATATTTTTGACTTGACGTATGGCAGACAATCTTTATAATTAAGTAAACGATTACTTATAAATAAGATTGACGATGCTTCTAAAAATCACAAGTTTGTCGGCGTTTGACAAGACTGAAATTGTCCACTACTACAACAATGAAACCAACGAGATATTTGATGCCCAACTTAAGGAAGTCGATGTCGCCGCATTGACGGGTATTGAAAAAAAACCGTATAAAACTTGTGACAGAGCATTATTCCCGATCAAAAAGACAAGGAGTTTGTCAAAACTCAAAATACAGCTAGGTTTGAAATGCAACTTTAATTGCTCCTATTGTGCCCAAGCCGAGTCTAGGCATCTATCTAAGAGCGATTCTTTGGGTGACGCCGAGTCATTCATTGCTTCTCTCTGCCGAGAAGAACTTTCAATTAAACCTGGCGGGCGAATTGAGTTTTGGGGCGGCGAACCCCTTGTCTACCTTAAAACGCTCAAGAAGCTTATTCCTGCTTTGAGAGATATGTATCCCGAAACAGAGATGCATATCATCACAAACGGGACTCTTTTGACTTATGAACTTGTTGATTGGTTCATCGAACACCGTGTATCTCTTGCTGTCTCACATGATGCTCAAGGCTATTGCTTGAGAGATTTGGTGGACCCGCTAACCGTCACAAGAATTAAAAACGTGTGGCTTTATGCAAATCAAAAGTTCAGAGAAGCAGGTTTAAGTTTCGGCTTCAATGTGGTAATCACGAGAGCTAATTGTGATTTGCTGAGAGTCTACGACTACTTCCAAAGGCACTTTTCGCCAGAAACGAATTTTGGCTTTGAAGGTATCGTACAGCCTTCGACGCCCTGCGACATTCTTTCTGAGAAAGACGCAGAGACTCTCGAAATCCACATTAAATACATCTTGCTTTATCACCAAGAACAATTTAAGAGCATCACGGACTCAGTGAATAAGGTTTTGAGGGCGCTCGCAACCAAGAGACCGATTTCAATGGTTCGTGCCCGTTGTGAAGCACCGAACTCAGACGTGCTTGTGGTTGATTTAAAGGGCAATGTGATTTCCTGTCAGAACTATTCACATGCAACTCACAAGATTGGTGAATTGTCGAATTATGACAACATCCTCTCAGCGCAGTTCAGACATTGGAAACACAAAGATATCGGTTGTAAAGATTGTGTCGTTGTTCAGTTTTGTAAAGGAGGCTGTCCGTTACAAAACGACGAAAACTGCATAAACGACAACATTTTTCATTTAGCAATTTTCAAAACAGCATGGTTTTTGCTTTTCCAGGCTGATATTCAAAAAATAGAAAACTTCGAATCCTTATGATAACTTCCATCATTAAAAGAGACGGTTCAATTGAGCCGTTCAATCCCGCAAAGATTAGTGAGGCCGTTGCTAAAGCGGGCGTTGCAACCAATGAGTTTGGAACAATGGTTGCAAATGAAATTGTTCGTCAAATGGTCATTCCCGCAATCAACGCCCACAAGGGCAGAACAATTTCTGTAGAAGAAGTACAAGATATTGTAGAAAAGGCGCTTTTCAATTCTTCGTTCGAAAGCACCTACAAGGCTTATGCAATTTATCGTCACGAACATACTAAAGCTCGTGAAACGAAGAAAGTCGCTGTAGATGTCGAAAGCTCTATCAACGAATACATCAATCAGGACGATTGGCGAGTTAAAGCCAATGCTAACCAAGGTTATTCCCTTGGCGGAATGATTCTGAACGTCAGCGGAAAGGTAGTCGCTAACTACTGGTTAAGTTCGGTTTACCCGAAAGAAGTTGGACTTGCTCATCGAAATGGAGACTTCCACATTCATGACTTGGACATGTTGTCTGGTTACTGTTGTGGCCACTCGCTAAGAGCACTGCTTAATGAGGGCTTCAATGGTGTGCCGAACAAAGTATCAAGTAATCCGCCGAAGCATTTAAGTTCTGCTCTATCTCAAGCAGTGAATTTTCTCGGCACGCTTCAGAATGAATGGGCAGGTGCCCAGGCTTTCAGCTCCTTTGACACTTACTTAGCTCCGTTCGTTCGTCTTGACAATCTTCCCTATGAAGAAGTCAAGCAGAACATTCAGGAATTCATTTTCAACTTGAATGTTCCAAGTCGATGGGGCACACAAACTCCATTCACCAATTTGACTTTCGATATTCATTGTCCTGACGATCTGAAAGAACAGCATCCGATTATTGGCGGAGAAGAAGTTGATTTCACATATGGCGAACTTCAAAAAGAAATGGACATGATTAATCGTGCCTATATCGAAGTCATGACAGAGGGCGATGCGCAAGGGCGAGTCTTCACTTTCCCAATCCCAACTTACAACATCACGGATGATTTCGATTGGGACTCCGAAAACTCCAAACTTATGTTTGAAATGACAGCTAAGTATGGCCTTCCGTACTTTCAGAATTTCATGAACTCTGACCTTGACCCGCACATGATTCGTTCTATGTGCCCGCTGGCTCCCACTACCAAGCTTAGGGTAAGAATCGGCGAGGTCTTGGAATGCACTGTTGATATTGGCAAATTGTCGGGCATTAAAGACAAAATTGAAGTTCTCTATAAAAACGAATGGCACAGAGCAAAATTAGTTAGAGCTACAAAGCAAAAGACTAGAAAGATTTTCTGCTCTAATGCCGAATATGTGGAAATGGGGGTTCATCACCTTCAGCCCGTGATTATTGACGGAAAGGTCGTTACGCTTGCTGGCTCAGATCTAGCTTGCGGAATGAAACTGCCAAAAGACGATTCTTGTCTCGATTACACAAGAATCATTGATATTCAGGAAGGTGAAGAAAGGGACGACCTTTACTGTTTTGAAGTTGAGAACGAAGAACATCTTTTCACACTTGCGAACGGTTTGGTAACTCATAATTGCCGTCTCCGCCTTGATTTGACAGAGCTTCTGCATAGAGGAAATGGTCTTTTTGGTTCCGCTGAGCAGACAGGCTCTATCGGGGTTGTAACGATCAATTGTGCTCGTCTTGGTTATTGCTTCAAAAACGATTGGGAAGGGCTTTTAAAGCGTTTTGATTACCTCTGCGACCTTGCTAAAACAAGTCTTGAATTAAAGCGCAAAACGATTACTCGTCTGATGAAAGAGGGGCTTTACCCGTATACCAATCGTTATCTCGGCGGCTTCAAAAATTTCTTCTCGACTATTGGCGTTAACGGCGTCAATGAAATGATTAGAAACTTTTCTGGTGACGAATATGACATTACAAGCGTACAGGGCCACACTATGGCGGTAGAGCTTTTACAGCACCTGAATAAGCGCATTCAGCAGTATCAGGAAGAAACGGGCAATCTCTATAACAGCGAAGCGACACCTGCCGAAGGCACCGCTACTCGTTTTGCAAGAGAAGACAGAAAACGCTTCCCAAATATCATTCAAGCTGGAGCAGAAGGCGAGCGTTACTACACCAACTCAACACAGTTGCCCGTTGGTTTTACTGACGACCCGTTTGATGCTTTAGACCATCAGGAAGACTTGCAGAGACTTTATCTTGGAGGAACTGTACTTCACCTTTACATGGGAGAAAGAGTTTCGTCTTGGAAAGCGGCAAGAGACATTGTGAAGAAGACATTCTCTCACTATCAGCTTCCGTACATCACCATTACACCGACATTCTCAATTTGCCCTAAGCATGGCTACATCGCTGGTGCACATGAGTTTTGTCCCAAATGTGATGCGGAGCTAATCACCAAAAAGATGAAACAGAGGGAGAAAGAAAATGCTTAATGAAGGTTATGACGACTGGTTCCGACAAGAAGGTTGGGGCTGGTAACAAACAAAATGCACCCTCTTGATATTGCTTTTATTGGTCTGCTTCTGATTATGTTTGGAAGCGACAGTGTGCAGTTTTGCGGATGTGTGCTTTTAATACTTGCGGCTTTTAAATAGGAGAAAAAATGAATAACGAAAAAGAAGAAATTGAACTGAAAGACGAAGAACGTCAGCCGTGCGAAGTGTGGTCGAGAGTCATGGGTTATCACCGACCTGTTTCTTCTTACAACATCGGTAAGAAGGGCGAATTTCATGAACGCAAGTACTTTACAGAAGACAAGTGCGGCCTGAAGAAAAAAGACGAATGACAAATTACGGTCTTCCTTACAGAGGTTCCAAAAGCAAGTTTGCTGAAAAAATCATCAGCAAACTCCCCTCTGGGGGCGTGTTTTACGACCTCTTCTGTGGTGGCGGGGCGGTAACTCATAGCGCAATGCGAAGCGGCAAATGGGATTTGTTTGTGATGAATGACATCAATACCGCTCAGTCTCAGCTTTTCAAAAACGCACTGGAAGGGAAGTACAAAAACGCTTATGACTGGGTTGGGCTTCAACAATTCAATGCGCTGAAAAACAAAGACGCTTTCATCGCTTCGGTCTGGAGCTTCAACAGCAACAAAAGAAGCTACTTCGTGGCCAAAGACCTTGAAGAACCCTATGAGATTTTGCACAAAACAATTGTCTGCGAAACTCCAGAAGAACGCTTTTCGTATTTCAGAAAGCTGGCAAGGGTTTTGAAAAAGAACCCCGATCTAATCGACAACATGATTAGAAATCCAGTTGTTGGAAGAATTGCTCGTTATAGCGGCGTCAGCAATATTGCTCTTGATTCTTCAAAACTGAAAATCTACAGCTGTGATTACAAAGAAGTGCCTCTGACTGAACAAGGAGTTATTTATTGCGACATTCCTTATTCACGTTCGGAGCTTTACAAAGGTGACGACGGTGAACGGAAAAAGTTTGACTATGAAGATTTTTATGACTGGTGCGAACAACAGACTCTTCCAGTTTTTATTTCTGAATCAAATATGCCGCTAGACAGATTTGATTGCATTGCAATCATGGGACAAAGAGTATCGGCATTTGCAGGAACGGTTGCAACGGCAACAGAAAAACTCTGGGTTCCCAAGCATCAAATTACATGAGGACAATAAATGGTTCAACGATATACAGAGATTCCGAGTTCGGAAAAGATTCGAGACTCTCTTCAGCCGCTTCTAAACAACGACAAAACAGCAATTTCTTGTAACTCTGGTACGACATTCCCGACTACAAATGTTTTTGACGGAATGCTTTGTTTCAGAACTGACGAAAAGAAACTTTATCAGCTGATAGACATCAATGATTTAAAGAACGGATGGAAGCTGATCGCTGATCTGAATGGCGAGTTCCGACATATTGAAGGTGGCGCAGGCAACGCAATAAACTATGACGCCAAGGACTTGAATCTTTGGCAGAAGATGCCTACTGGCTTCTATGAAGGGACAAACATGCTTAATGCCCCTGAAGGCGATAAGCAGTGGCGAGTTCTACAATTCAGACATGGTAATTCTGACGGTTGGGCAACTCAGCTAGCGTTCAGTTTCAATCATGACATCATCATGGTTAGAACTGAAATCGGCGGCGACTGGACTCCGTGGGGCAGAATTTTCTCAGGTTCCACATCAGGCGAAGTCATCAAAGGTATGAACGCTGAGAAAGTTAGTGGATATAAGCCAGGAAACGATTCTGGTCAGATTGCTATCAACAATGGCGTGCTCAACACAAGATTGAATGCCGACATGGTTGATGGGCTACATGCAGGAAACGGCAGTAATCAAGTTTCGATTAACAACGGAACGGTTAACAGCAATCTAAACGCTGATATGGTTGACGGTATCCACGCTGGCAATGGCTCGGGACAGTTGGCGGTCAATAACGGCACACTGAATAAAAATCTGAATGCTGAAATGATTGGTGGCTTCAGAGCTAGCGAGTTGGTGAAAATTGCTGGTGACGGAAAGGTTAACAACCTCCAGGTTTCGCACTCGAATTCTCAGACGTCAAAAATTTCCAACGTTGACGGCTTGGACTACAACGTTTACACAACTCCGAGACAGACGACGACGAAATTTCATAGGTGCAAGGTCGACACCTTTGATGACACGTATGACGTTTTTACTGACTCAGGCGGCTCAGGCGATCTGACTTTGCATCGTACTTTTTTAACAGTTGATACCCTTCCAGAGCTGACAGGAAACGGGAACTACAACATCAACACAATTCTTAAAGCGCTGGTTAAAGCCTCGCATTCTCATCAAGTAATAAGAGAAAGATACAAAGCCAACTGTAATTGTGATTGTCGCTGTGATTGTGATTGCAATGACGACAATTGTGGAGAATAAAAGTGGAACAAAGACCAAGAAGACACATTATCAGTCATAAATTTCCATATGACGTCACGAATTATGCGGCTGACAAAACACGCTTAGCAATGCGTGTTCTTGAAAAAGTCTCGACGCTTTCAGAAGAAATCGAGGAAAAGGTTATGCGCACGCCAGCAAATGGAATTAATCTTTTGCATTCCACGCTGAAACTCGCAACCAACAATGCGTCACTCAATAGAGTCAATGTCAATTTTTCTTTTGAAATTGACGGCGAAAGATACTTCATCTTGCTCGAAGAGATTTTTGACAAAGAAGAGTCGCTCATTCGCAAATCATTTGTTCCAATGGGGAACATTGCTTTTGTTGTCAAAAAGAACGAAGGTATTTTGTCTCTAATTGATACTCAGAAAGAATCTTACATTTCACGCTACCGTTCGGCCTATCAGGCAATTTCTATGGGCCGAACAACCCTTGGTCAAATCTTTTGCCGAGACAAGAGAGACAACGTTGACGAATGCGCCATGTCGTTTTCTACAAAGCCAAACGGCAAGATGATTACCAATCTCAGAGTTGATGACAACACAACCCCTTCTGAGTTCGTCAATGAAAAAGTCGGTGCTTCACGCTACTTAAACATTCTCCCGAGAATGACAGCGCCCGATCACTGCAAGCCCAATGAGCTTGTAGAAATCGAAGTCCAGTTTTATCAAGGCAATACAGATAAAAAGATTGGCGGCGTGGACTGGGACGGCTTAATAATTGAAGCGGTAGATGGGTACGCTCCTCACAAACGAGTCAAGATTCGTGACGGCAAAGGCAAGTTCAAAGTCAGGGCGCTTGACTTGGTTGACGGCGACGTTATGAGAATCAAATTAAACACAAAATGGTATTCGGACAAAGCTGAATGCAAAATCAAAGTTCTTTCAAATCCGTAAATCTGCTTTTCGGCTCGGCTTGCAATCTGCGTTGCGGCTACTGTCTTCAGCAAGAAGAGGGCGAGAAGATGAATAAAAAAGGCGATTCGAAAGGGTTCGCCTCGCAATTCCTGTCCTACCTTGACAGAACAAATACGAAGATCACTTCGCTTCATTACTGGGGTGGGGAGCCGATGCTTTATTGGAAAATCATTAAAGCAGTTTATGAAGAACTTCAGCCTGTCATTCAGGCAAAAAGAAATCGAATTACTACAAACGGAACGCTGATTACAGATGAATATGTCGATTTCTGCAATCAGCATCCCGACATCTTCACCGTCGTCTCTTTCCATGACGGAGACATTAGTCCAGAGCAGTGGAAGATAATCGGGAGACTTGAAAACTTTTCGATTGAAGCGCTCATTCATCACAAAAGAGTCAGCCCTCTGCTTCTGAAAGATGATTATGAGCGTATTTGTGAGCTAATCGGGAAAAGACCACCAATTGGCTTTGACATGATCAAAGCGAACAATGGATGTCATTCTAACTATTGGATGACACACGAAGATGTCATTGCTTACTTTCAAGCGATGATGGGAATTTATGAACTGGCCAATTTCGAGCAAGACCTCTTCTGCAAGACTGTCATTGCTCATTTTTTGTATCGCTATCAAAAGGAACTGAATTACAAGGGGAGAAAGCCGAATCCATGCGTTAACGATAGAATTCTTTCTGTAGACCTGTTCGGCAACACATACAATTGCCACCATAACAATAGCCCGACAAACATTACGGGCAACATTTTTAAACCTTATATCCCAATCAAACCCATCTCGTTCAATCTGGCTAAATTTTCAAATACAAAAGAGTGCCAGAACTGCGAAACCTATGCCTCCTGCGGCGGTGGCTGTTATACATCAAATACACATGATGCGGACTGCCTGTATTACAAACTTCGAGAAAGCATAGCCAAGGTTTGGTTAAAGAACTTAGAAGAACATGAGCGAATTAGAAAACTTCGTCCAAATTTATAACAACCTTAAAGATTTCCCAAAAATTATTGACGTGGCAAATCACTTCCACATCAATGAAAGAACAGTCAGAAAGAAAGCAAAGAAAGCTCGTGATGAAGGATATGTGCTTATCAACAGAGCTAAACAGCTTCTTTCTGAAGACATTAGCTTCTTCAAAGCTGGGTACACAAAAGATGACTGCATTGAAGAGCTTCAGAAAGTTCAAAAGGAAAACGAAGAAAAATTCATCACGAGAAATTTTTATCGCAACCACACACAAACTTCTGATTCGACTTGGAACAGGTTTTTCGGAACATTTGAAGAGTTCAAACGACAGGCTGGACTGACCCTTACCCGCCCTCAGCAACAGCTAGAAAAAGACATTGCAAAACACGCTTCAAGGGACGCATATAAAGCGTTTAACGAAGAAAGACAGCATTATGAAGGTAAGTACCTTAAGCCCAATTCAAATCGCTTTAAAACGGTTCTGATAGCCTCTGACTTGCATGATGTTGAGTGCGACAAATTTTTCTTGAGAACCTTCCTTGATGTGGCAAAAAGGGCGCAACCCGACGTGATTTGCATTGGCGGAGACCTCTTTGATTTACCTGAGTTTGGCAAATATTCTGTTGACCCTCGTGAGTGGAACGTCGTAAATCGCATTAAGTTTGTTCATGACGAGGTGCTGAAACCGATGAGAAAAGTAGCACCTAACTCCCAAATTGATCTTATTGAAGGCAATCATGAATGTATTTCGCTGGACACAGAAGTTCTGACTGATAAAGGCTGGGTTCTGGCACCAAATCTGCGTCTCGATATGAAAGTAGCTAGTTTCTCTCAGTCAGAAGAAAAACTTCATTTCGAAAATCCGATTGCCCTTAAAGGTTTGAAACTGGTACAAGCGGTATTAGTTGAAGGAACGCTTGCAAACGAATGCGTTTCTCTTTCTCACAACATATTTCTTGATGGGAAATTACAGCCTGTAAAACAGTTTGAAAGAAAGGGCTTTAGGGCAAATAGAAAGAAACTGGTGATGAATCTTGAGCACAAAGACTCACCCCCTTTGAGTGATGTTCTTGCGATGATTGAGGGCACAAAGCCAGTTGATTTTGGCGCAATGATGAAGGTCAGCGCTGAAACGCTTAAAGAACTTGAGTCTCATTTGTCAGAGAAATATTTCACTCTCGGCAGAGCTTATACAATGCCGTCAAAAGAGGTTGCCGAAGCTCTTCAAATTGCCTATGTTCTTCACGGCACTCCTTGTGTAGTCAAGGAAATGAAAAAGGAATGGCGTATCAACATTCTCAAAAGATCGCTTAACGCTTTCTGTTCAGTTGAAAGAACCGACAGACAAACAGTTGTGGCAGTTCAGACTGTTGACGGAACACTTATTACAAAGCGTGGTGGAATCGTAAATTTCACTGGCAATTGTCGTTTAATTAAGCACTTGGCAGAAGCAACTCCCGCATTAAGAGCGGTGCTTTCTGATCTGCACGGTTTTACGATTTCAAAACTGCTGGGATTAGACGAATACGAAGTTAATTACATTGCAAAAGCCGATTTACGGGCTTGGAGCAAGCGTGATGAAGAAAAAGAACTCGCAAACAATTACAAGGTTTATTACGACAGTTTTCTCGTTCATCATTTGCCTCAAGCTCGAGATATGGGAATGCCAGGATGTCACGGGCATCACCATAAACATATAGTTTGGAGTTCTTTTTCTCCAACCTATGGAACATATGAGTGGCATCAACTGGGTTGCGGACACAAACGAAGCGCAAGTTACTGCGAAGGCGAAAAGTGGGGATTGGGTTTTGGATTGGTTCATATTGATACCAAGACCAAAGTCACTAATTTTGAATATATCCCCGTTACCAACTTTGCTATTGCTGGCGGTAAGTGGTATGAGCGTGATTTTGCAACCGAATCTCCCATCTAAATATGACAAGAAGAAAAAACACAAGTGAATCCGTAGAGGATTTAGGAAGCCCTAATTCAACCCATATTGAAGGCAAGACAGAAACTCAGAAACGCTACATCGGCGCTATCAAAAGTTTCAAACTGATTTTTGCCACAGGCTCAGCTGGAACAGGCAAAACATGGCTTGCAACAGCAATGGCCGCTCAAGCATTAATGAACGGAAGAACCGACAAGGTAATTCTGACAAGACCTGCGGTAGAGGCTGGGGAAAGTTTGGGTTTCCTTCCAGGAGAAATCAACGACAAGTTTGAGCCGTACTTACAGCCGTTCAAACAAGTTTTGTACGACAGATTAGGCAAGGGCAGAGCTGAATGCATGATGAAGAGTGGCAAAATTCAAGCAATTCCGTTGGCATATCTGAGGGGAATTACGTTTCAGAACTGTTACGTCATTCTTGACGAAGCGCAAAACACTACACCAACCGAGATGAAGATGTTCTTAACTCGAATTGGCGAGAACTGCACCGTCATTGTTAATGGCGATACAACTCAAAAAGACATTCGGGGAGAGAGTGGCTTGATTGATGCAATTGAACGAATCGGTTTTTTACCGTCAGTCAAAGTCATCAACTTCACCAAAGCCGACATTGTTCGCTCAGGTTTGGTTCAGGAAATTGTTGAGGCTTATGAGCGTCCAAAAGAAGATAAACGCCCGTCGAAAGAGTACAAGCGCTTCTATGGGAAAGAGATCAGAAGTTCAGAATTGATGTTGGAGCCGACACCTTATGTCGAAGAGAGGGAGGACCCGCTTGGTCAGTTCCTTTTCAAAAAGATTCGGGAAGTTGTCATTAAGAAATAAATAAGCCGAACGCTAATCTTTTACACCCCGCCACTCATTGACGTTGGCGGGTTTATTTATGGATTGATGAAAACACGAGTACCCTATATATAATATAAATAAGTAATTACTTTTTACTAGAAGTAATTTTTATTGGTCACTCGTGGCGTTTAATTATGGTTAAAACTATACTTCCCTTCTGGTTAGAACCCTACTTCGGGATGGATAAAAGCTTAGAGGAATGTGAGACTTTGTTTCTTTCTTCTTTTACTCCCATACAGCGGGTTTCTGAGTCAGCTCTCTTTTCTTCAAAGTGGTTTGACTATAGAAGACTGCACCCGCTTCAAGCTGATTACTACCTTGCGGAGTGCTACAGACAAAAAGCTCAGTCTTGGATTAGAAAGACAGAGGATTATAAAAGCAAAAAACTGGGCTTGAAAAGGGACTTTTTAGAGTCTAGGGAAGCTGTCAGCATCAATCAGCTAAGAAGACTAGCGGACTCGATTGGCGTTGAATACAAAGCGTTTTTGGGGGCTTTAGAGGGCGGTCTTCGTGTCATGGGAAAGTTAGAAGGGAAATATTATCCCAGACCATCGCTTTTCGTTTACCTAGCGCAAGACAAAGAAGTTTTAAATCTCATCAAGACAGATTTTTGGCAGGGCGACGAAACCTATTACGCAAAGGACCCGTTCTTTCAAAGTGGGCAGTTTATCAGTGACCCGTCACAAATTTTTTTCGAGGACTATTTGTGCGGGCGCATTCACGCCCAAGTGACACCTTTTCAAAAAGCCATGCTTTTAAGAACCTCTATGTATAAGAACAACACAATCAGACTGACAAGAGCTTTACAAGAATTTGGGCTTGGGGTCGTCAAAGAAGCTCAAATGTAGATTTAGGAACTATTGCTTCTCCATATATAACTAATCGCTTACTTATGTATAATTCAAAAATAAAAAGGGAGAAAGTATGAGCGAATCAGTGATTCCCGTCGCTGAGAAAGATGGGAAACCGATTAAATATAAGTTTGATGAAGCGTTTCAAAAAGCGCTTGTGATCTCCGCTTTGCGTGACGAAAATTTCATGCGCAGAGCAAACGGCCTTTTGTTGCCTCAGCATTTTGACAGCACAGCTTTAGCTTTGGGTTGTAAAGTCGCAAAGGACTTTTATGAGCGGTATAAAACCGTGCTGAACGATGCGCTTGTGACAACGACCTTAAAAGACTACATCAAAAAGCATATATTCACAAAGGAAGAAGTTTCCGAGGTCATTCCTGTACTTAAAGAAGCTTATTCTCCAACTGTTTCTCTTCCGCCTTGCGACGCCCTAATTGACCATTTAGTAGAGTTTGCACGTTCAAGCGCCGTTACAGCATCAATTTATGACTCGGTCGAGCTAATTGATAAGCGAGATTGGGCGACGATTGAGAAAAAACTGAAAGAAGCTTTATCAGTTGGGGCAGAGGACGAAGTAAAGTCCTATGACTACTTTGAAGAAATCAAAAAACGAACAGAAACAAGAAAAGACATTGAAAGTGGGATTTTGCCCCCAAGCGGCATAACTACAGGTTGCAGAGAATTTGACGAATGTCTTTATCACAAAGGCTGGGGCCGAAAAGAGCTGTCTTTGATGATGGGTACTGCAAAATCTGGTAAATCCTTAAGTCTCTTGTTTTTTGGACAATCTGCGTGTCTGAAAGGCTATAACGTTTTGTACGTGACGCTTGAAGTCTCAGCAAGGATTATTTCTGATCGAATTGACGCTTGTATTTCTGACACCTCAATGAAAGATTTAGTGTCTCATAGCTTGACGGTTCAAAGAAAGATTGAAAGTTTGCGAGATAAAGCCATTGCAACAAAAGACGATATTAAACCCCAAGTTGGACTCTTTCATATTCGAGAGTACCCGTCGGGCACGCTCAAGGTTTCAACGCTGAAACGTTATCTTGAGTCGATGAGAGAAAAGGGTGTGCAGTACGACCTTATTTGTCTTGACTATGCTGATTTGATGGCGCCAGAACAAAGGTCAACAAACATCACTGAAAACTTCAGAACAATTTATGTCGATTTGAGAGCTTTGGCGTTTGAGTTCAATGTTGCGATGCTGACTGCTACGCAAACAAACAGAGAAGGCTCCAAAAGCAAAGTTGCAGAAATGGAGCATGTGGCTGAAGACTTTAACAAAGTCAGAACAGCTGACATTGTTATCTCTATCAACGTGTCACAAGAAGAAAGAGAGAAAGGTGAGGCTCGTCTCTATTTTGTAGCCAGTCGAAACTCAGAATCAGGACTCACGATCACGGTAAAACAGAATGTCTCAAAGATGCAGTTCATTACCGACGTTGTGAAGGTTGAGGGGAGTCGTGCAAGTAAAACTATCGGTTCGTTTGTTGTACCTGAAACAGAAGGGGTTTAAGGAGAAAATATGAGCATATTTAAACATTGGCCACACATGGACAACCTTTATCAAATTGATAAACAAGCTTTGAAGGACCACGCAAATGATGTCGTGTACATCACGGAAAAATGTGATGGCTGTAATCTTTGTCTGGGCAAAGAACCCAATCAAGATTGGCGCATCTTTTCACGCAATGGCGAAGATTGGTCTCAAAACAGAGATGTTAAAACAGCAATGGAGAGACTCAAATTAATGCTTAACAGTATTGATGTTGCAGTTTCTAAACAGTATCCATACATCAATGGATATGCTCTTTATGGCGAATTAGTCAACAGTCAAAAGCTTCATCGTCTTTGGTATGGTGACAAGAAACCACAAATTCTTTTGTTTGGATTTGCAATTCGCACCGAAATTGGTTGGCGTTTTAAAAATTTTCAAGACTTAATCAACGTTGCGATTCAGCTCAACTTCACTGCGCATCCTACAGATATGACTAGGTTTGTAGTGCCGATTCTGAACAAAAAGCGGCTCAAAGACATTAACTTTGAACAGCTTTCTCAAAATAGCGTACTGACAGAGAACGGAATTTGTGAAGGAGTTGTTCTGCACAACATTAGTTCTGACCTGTCGTTTAAGCTCAAGTTTGCGGGATTTGAAGAAAAAGCAAAATCAAAACCAACAGCTGAAGAGTTGGAATTAAAGCGAACGATCAAAGGCGCCAATAGCTTGTTCGTGAATTACTTTACTGAACAGCGAGTTTATTCGGTGCTTTCAAAAATGAATGCTACAGACGCAAAAGAAATACCAAAAATTGTTAAAGCGCTGACTGTAGATGCAACTGAAGACTTTATGAAAGATCATCCAGAATTTGTTGGTCATGAAGAACTCAAGAAGATTCTGAATGTTGGCGCAAAAGGTTTTTTGCTGGTTAAGAAAGTGCTGAGTCAACAAAATGAATAATTTATCTGAAGCGATTGACGCCCTTGATATCGAATATTGGCTAGATAGAGAAGGTATTCAGTATCGAAAAACAACGGGCAGTCATGGTGTACAGCTCAACGTAAAAACTTGCCCCGTTTGCGGAGGTAGCAAATGGAAAGTTTATCTCAATGCAGAGACGGGGCTTGGCAATTGTTTTCACGGTGATTGTCAAGCAAAGTTCAATAAATGGAAGTTTATTTGCGCTGAGTTAAAAAACCTTTCTAAGAAAGATGTCGCTCGTCATATTCAAGAAGTCTCGCAAGAGACTGGATGGAGACCGAAGAAAGAGGTGAATCATGCTCAAGAGAGCGTGTTCAAAGACACAAGATTTTTCATGCCCTCCATGATTGATATTGCTGAGACGGTTAAGCAACAGGGGGCGGGCTTTGCGAGTGCAAAATACCTTCTTGACAGAGGAATCTCTCTTGAATCGATCGAATACTTCAAGTTGGGCGACTGCACCAATGGGTATTTTCAATATCGAAAACCTGACGGGAATATTGGCTATCAAGATTACTCAGGTCGCATCATAATTCCCATCTTTGACATAAACGGTAAAACCGTCACCTTTCAGGGAAGAGACTATACGGGGATGAGTCCAAAGCGTTATCTGTTCCCGCCAGGACTGAACGCTACAGGCACTCTCTTTTACAACGGTTGGAATTTTGACGGACACGATCAGATTGTTATCGGGGAAGGAGTCTTCGACTGCATTGCCATCAGACAAGCCTTTAGGGGAAATTCTGCGTTTGCAAAAATTCTAGCCGTCGCTTCTTTCGGTAAGCACATCTCACTTAGCTCTGGTGGACAGATCGATTACTTAAGAAAATTGTGCGAAAAAGGGCTTCGTGTGTGTACTTTTATGTGGGACGGAGAAACGGAGGCTCTAAAAGACGCCGCAAAATACGCTTTAGAGGTCGCAAAGCTAGGACTGACGGTGCGTATCGCCGTTTTACCGAAAGACAAAGACCCTAACGAATGTACCCCCTCTGAAATCATCGAGGCGTTCTGGGAGGCAGTTGCTATCAATAAGATAAGCGTTATCAAGTTCCTGCTTTCTTTACGATAAAATATAAGTAAATACTTACTTAAGTAAACAAGATAGATGCAATTGAAATTGAAAAACATTAAACATGGGAGAAATCAATGAATTATGATTCACTCGGTGCGACAGTAAAAATTTCTGACGAAGAAGCAAAAAAAATTGATGGGATTTTAAACAGTTTATCTGCTACTTCTTCACGCAAGGAAAAAGAAGTAATTCTTAAATCAAATGTTTCTTATGCTCCTCTTTGGTATGTTTTTAGAGAAGCGCTGAACCCTTATTACAATTATTTTAATGCTGGTGAAAGAATTATTTCTGAAGAGCAGTCAGACAAAATAAAAGGGTTTTTGATTAATGACATTCTGAAAAGAATTCATTCAAACGAGATTAATTTAAATACCGACGATGGTATTAAATTATTCAGTTCTATGTATTGGGGACTTTCGTTTGAAAGTCGCAAAATTCTCAAAAGCATTGTCGATAAAGACATGCGTGTCGGGGTTGGTGCAAAGACGCTCAACAAGGTCAAACCTGCAATCATTCCCATCATTCCATACATGCGTTGTAGTTTGCCCAATCAGGTTCCGTTTGAGTCAGTTGATTGGTCAAGTGCACTCATTCAAGAAAAATGCGATGGTGCATTTACCAACATCAATAATTATGCTGACAAAGCAGAGTTGGAGCTGTACACCCGCACGGGTATGAAGTATGACCCAAGCCTTTTGTTTGATGATGAGACGAGAGCAATTCTTAGCATTGCTCTTTTGAGCGATCATCAATCTCATGGCGAGATGCTGATTGTTGATAAGAAAACTGGCGAAGTTCTGCCCAGAGAGAAAGGAAATGGGATTCTTAATTCTGTTCTCTCGGGTTCGAAGGTTCCCGACGAATATCGTGTAAAGATGGTCATTTGGGACTCTGTGCCTCTGGACTATGCGTTGACGGGGACAGAATACAAAGTGGCTTATAAAGATCGCTTTGCAAAACTGCTCAGTCAGTACAAAGCCGCATTAGTTCACTTTGCTCAGCATCATTCTGAATCAGAGCCTCTGCTGGTTGAGCATTTAGAAATCGTCAAAACAGAATTGGTCAAGAGTTTTGACGATGCTCAGAATTTTTATCGCAAGATGTTGAATCAGGGCAAAGAGGGCGCAATCATCAAACTTTTCTCTGGCACTTGGAAGGACGGGACTTCAAAAGCTCAAATCAAGATGAAACTTTCGGTTGACTGCGATCTGAAAATCGTCGGTTATGAAGAGGGTAAGGGCAAGTTTGAAAATAATGTTGGCTCTATCGTATGCGCAACCTCTGATGACACGCTTCAAGTTTCGGTTTCGGGGTTTGACGACGCCACCCGATCATTCATCAATGAGCATAGAAACGAGTTCTTAAACTCCATTGTTACAGTGCGCTTTAACTCAATTATGGAACCCGAAGAGGAGGGCGGTAAGTATTCACTTTTCTTACCTCGTTTTGTTGAGTTTAGAAAAGACAAGACTGAGGCTGATGACTTACAGAGAGTGCGAGATCAGTTTGAAAATGCGATTAGGAGTGTTTAATGGCAACCGAAATTGAGGTCAGCCCAGAAGTTGCTAACAAGATTCGCACTTGTGATATGTCTCGTTATGCAGTGATATTTGCTACAGCAATCTTTGGCTCAGTTCTTCATTATTTTTTAATCTCAAATTACATTGAAATAATTGTTATAGATGCGGCTTTTGTTCTTTTGGTTCTGCTCATAAGAAGATGGCATGATGCAATTTTGGGATTGGTTCTGTGCACCCAATACCAATACGAAGTCCACAATTTCATATGTGTCTCAAGAGAAGAGTTGCAGAAAGAATTTTATTTGCGAGTGACTGAGTTCTATAGAGACTTGGTACAAAAAAACGAAGATCTGACTAAGTTCAAAAAGGAGTCTCAAAAAACAATGCTCGAATTAAATCAAGAGAACGAACGTCTCTTGAAAGAAAACGAGCGATTGCTGGACGAACTAAAGAATTTCGGGGTTGGGTAACTCTTTGATTTTTGCGAAAGGGGATGAACTAATTTACTAGTACAGCCCCTTTCTTATTTATGAAAATCAAGTCTTCGTTTACTCCTTTTCTTTACGCTCCCTTTGTTTTCTCATTTGAACATGAAGAGACGTGTTTGGAAGTTTCGGGATGTCTATGTGAAAGTCAACGTTCTTAATGTAATCAAGCATGGTTTCAAGCCGAGTCTTTTCGCCATAAACGTCAATTGTGATGCACTGACTGGAGTGCCCAGCGATTGATTGACGAATTTCAAGGGGCACTTGCATTCTTTGAAGCTCGGTAATGAATGTGTGTCTATAGCTGTGAAAAACCTTACGTTGAGAATTAGAAGTGTCAGAACATTGTTTTTTTAGATAAAGACCAAGAGCAGAACTAGTAGAGGTGGCATTACACAAATTTCCTTCCTGTTTCATAAAATAGAAGAGGTTTTCCCACCGACACATCTTAATCTTCTCAACGTAATCTTTAAAGCCAAGAGCGAGAATTTTAGGATGAAGCGGTATGTCCCGAATGGAACTTTTGTTTTTTACGTACTTGTTTCCATTGACATTGATAGACAAGTATGGAACTGAAGTGTCAAAGAAAACATCGGTGACTTGTAATTGCAAAAGTTCCGAAAGTCTTGCGCCTGTAAAAAGCGCAAGAACTTGAAGCCAGTAACGTTCTGGATATTTTCTGGAATACTTTAACAAATCATCTGAGAAAATCCTTTTTAAATCTTCTAAAGAAAAAGACGCATACCCCGTCTTGTCAAATGACTTTTTCTTTTTTGGTATGAGTGTTGCATTAATCGGATTTTCTTCAAGAATGTTTTTGAACATAAGATAGTTAAGATAAGACTTGAATGCCGTTACTGTTCCAGTTGCAGAACCATAGGGTCTTGGCGACAGTCCAACATTAAGTATCTCTTCCAGAGATGATTTTCTGTCGTATCTTGCGGGCAATTGATAAATTATTTTTAAGAAATCTGATACAAATTTTTTATCCTTTAAATCAGATAATCTTGCGTCTTTTAAAACAAACTTTAATTCTTTGAAATGCTGAAAATACAATATTATCGTTTTTGAGGAATAATTCATTGAGCGCATATACTTAAAAAAATCATCCTCATATGCAAAAATAAAAGGTGAGTCTGGAATGACTATGTCATTTAATTCATGACTTTTGTTTTTCGCCTTATTTCCGCTCAAATTATTAATCGCTTTTGTGACCTCGTCCAGAGAACCTTCTAATTTGATATTCATGTTTCCAATTGAAACATTTGCCATAAATGCAAGGATGATATCGGAGGAATTTGATTGGTTTGAATTTTTGTACATGATTTTAGAGCAAGTTTCTCGTGCAGAAATAAGTAAATGATTACTTAATTCTAGCAAACTCTTGGCTTTGAATATCGCCTCAATCTCATGTTTTGTCTTCAGCGAAAGCAGAAACTCTCTTGCCGAGTCGTGATGACGAACGTCATCGGGTATCACTTTTCTAAAGTAATAATAGCCATTCTTGCGTTGAGTAAGACATTTCAT